GGCCAGAAGCCCAACCAGGCCCCCAGTAAGTCTGGCGTCAAGCTCATGGAGAACAGCGCCACCAAGTTCGAGTTGATTCTGAACAAGACCAACGAGGGCACTGGGTGCGCACAGCTCAAAAACTACATTGAGAACGCCACCGAGGACGGCATGGAGCCTATCTGGCGCGGCCTGCTCTCATGGACGCAGAAGTGCGAAGACGGCCCTGACCACGCGATCTGGCTCAGCAGCCTGCACCCGTACGACGATGCCCGTATGCACCAGAAGCTCGGCGAAATCAAAGGCCCGTACGCGTGCTTGAAGATGGACAGCGAGAATCCTGGCGTCTGCCAAAGCTGCCCACACTACGGCAAGATCACGAACCCGTTGGCCCTCGGCCGCGAGGTGATGACCGACAACGCACCCAAAGAAATTGTGGTGCCAAAACAACAAGTCGATGTGCCTGCCGAAGAAGGCGAGGAGATTGACCCAGAACTCTTGGCCGCGCAACCCACCAGCTACACGGTCACACGCCCATCGCCCCCACGTGGATTCAGCTTCGGCAAGTTCGGCGGCGTGTACCGCACGGTCAAGGACAAGGTTGACGGCGAGGAGACGAGCAAGGAAGTGCAGATCACGGCCTACGATTTGTTCGTGGTGGACATCTTGAAGCTCGAAGGCGAGCACACCGTTCACATGATGGCGCTGCGCCCAGAAGGCCCCGTGACCATCGACATGCTCCAGAAGTCAGTGGTGAGTAAGGACGAGACAGTGAAAGCACTGGCCGCCCACAACATCATCGCGTCCTACGGCCAAGGCAACGACAAGCACCTGTTCGACTACGTGCGTGCATGTGTGGAGGAGGCTTCATTGAACAAACGTGCTATCTCTGTTCCGCTGCAATTTGGTTGGCAGGAGAACGGCTCCTTCGTGTACAGCAACCGCGTGTTCACGCCCGACGGCAAGGAGTCAACCATTCCCATGCCGGGCTTGGAGAACTTGAACCGCGTCACAGTGCAGAAGGGCTCGCTCAACGGCTGGCGTCAGTATTGGGACTTGATGATTACCAAGAAGATGAACACGATGTTGGCGCTGTGTGTTGACTCGTTCGGCTCTACCTTGATGAACTTCACGGACTACAACGGCTTCGTCTGGCACATCGGCTCAACTGAGTCGGGCACAGGTAAATCGCTCACGCTCAACGCCAAGTCTGGCGTGTGGGGACACCCAATTCATTACCGAACAGGTAAAGGAACTTCGCCGGTGGCGCTGCAACAACGCGCTGGCTTGCTCAACAGTTTGCCCCTGAGCATGGACGAGATGACGGCCAAGAGCCGCAACGACGTGGAGTGGGTGCCTGCCCTGATCTTCGACTTGTCCGAGGGCCAAGGTAAGGAGCGTATGGAGTCCGGCTCCAACAAAGAGCGCATCAACAACAGCCGCTGGTGCATGACGGCCACGATGACATCGAACACTCACTTGTTCGACTTGTTGACTGGCGCGCGCAAGCACAGCTCGTTCGGTGAGATGCTGCGTATGCTTGAGTGGACGCCCAACAAACCCTTGCTATTTACTGACGACGAGCGCGACATCATCAAGACCATGCGCGACAACTACGGCGTGGCGGGTGAAGCGTGGGTTCGCTGGTTGGTGAAGAACCAAGACACAGCCCGTGCCATGGTGAGCAAGGTGCACAAGAAGCTGAAAGTGGCCATGAACTTCTCGGACGACGAGCGTTACTGGCATGCGGCCTGCACCACCACGGTGGCGGCTTCGATTCTTCTCGGCAGTAAGTACGCTGACATCATCACGCTGCCCACCGAGGCCATAGTGGATGCGTTGCGCGAACTGGTTGAGCATGCTCGTGGCATCATTGGCCGTGCGCAGCGCAACGCTGAGGACGTGCTGAACGCCTACACCCGTGACAACTACGGCAGCTTCGTGGTCGTGAAGAAACTCGACGGCGGGTTCCAAGCGTTCCGTGGTGACAACGGTGAGGTGGACAAGTCGATGACGCGCAACAAGGTGCTTGGCCGCGTTGAGCATGACACCTTGAAGGACGGGTTCATCGAGTACTACATCGAGGAGCAGCTGTTGAAGCAGCACTGCGTGGCCATGAGCTTCGGGTATTCTGACTTCAAGACGCAGCTCGAAGCGAAGTACCACGTGACCTACATCAAGAAGGACATGACCTCGCGCACGAACGGCCCCAACATGCGAGTCAACGTGATGCACATAAGCCGCCCAAAGGACACCATTGATGAAGATTCACTTCCCTTGGGAGAAGCTCCAGCCGCAGGAGAGCTTCTTCGTCCCGACGCTTGATGTTCACGGAGTCAGGGAGCGCGGCCTAAAAGCTGCGCTCCCATTCCGGATTCACACCCGAGCCACCATCGGGGTCAAGGACGGCCTCATTGGGGTTTTGTTTCAGCGGCGCGGTCGGAAGCCTGAGTCAACATCCGAGCCAACTTGATCTTGGCCTCGGCGATACGCTTGAGCGCTTCGTCCTTCTGAGGTGTGTCCATGTTGGCGCTGGCCTTGATCGCACGCTCTTGCTTCGACAGCTCGCCGAGTCGCTTGTACACGGCACCGGATGTGCTGGCCATGGCCAGTTCTGTCGAATACTGCTGAGCGAACGCACGGGCTTCGGCTTGTTTGCCTTGCTCGACCAAGCGTGTGAAGGTGCCCTTGGCTTGCTTGATTTCCTCCATACGGGCGTAGGCTTCGTCCACTGGGCCGCGACCTTCGATGGGTTGGAAAAGCGAACCGATGACTGGCATCTGGCTGACCTTGGTGCTTGGTTTGGCCACTTCCTTCTCAGGTGTCGCGGCCAGAACTGGGTTGGCGATCTGGGCCAATGCAACGCCCAGGCTACCGAAGTAACCGCGAATCAGGTAGTCCAGCTTGACGGGGCTCAGGCCCACTTCGCCTGTGACGCTGCCGATAATCTTGCTCAGCTCAGACGTGTTGTCGCGGTAGCGCTCGGTGGGGAGCACTTGCTTGTCACGTGCCGACTCGATGTCGCCTGAGTAGAACGACTTGCCGAGGATGACTTCGGTCGCTGGTTTGATGGCTTGGGGCAGACCAAACGGGTTGGACTGAGCGAACAGCTTACCGATACCGGCCATGGCGTTGCTGGCCTTCTCGTCGCCGACTGCCATGTTGTAGATCGCCTCGGGCAGCGCCTTGAAGATGTAGCCCAATTCGAACGGCAGTGGCACGCGCATCGGTTCGTCGATGCCCGGGATGCTCAGGAAGAAGTTGCCATAACGTTCTTCGGGCTTGGCGTTCTTGTACGCTTCGTCGTCCTGCATGAGCGCGGCGTAGGCCACGGCGGCAACTGCCAGAATGGTGCCGCGCTTCAACATCTTCTCACGCACTTGGAGTTGCTTCTCGAACGGCATCTGGCCTTTGTAGGCGCGATACAGCACGTCCAGACCTTGAATCTGTGCGTTGAAGAACGGGATGAGCGTGGAGAGCACCTGCATGCTGGGTGACAAGCCGCGACGTGAGAAGTTCATGGACTCCAGCGTGCGGGTCAGGGCCTGCATCTCGGTCATGCCTTGCTTGATCGCTTCGTTGTAGATCACCGCGCGGGTAGCCGAATCGCCCTGCAAAGCGAAGGCGTCGAGCTTGGCCATGGCTTTCTCCCAACCAGACTTGCCAGCAGAGATGTCGCGCAGGAAGGTCTTCAGGTCTTTGGAGTCTCCTGTAAACACGTTGCTGCTAATCGCACCAGACTCCATGAGCTTTGTCTCAGCTGCACTGCGGCCGCCCACCATCTTGCTGAGTTCTTTCAGAGAGCTGAGCACAGGCATTGAGTCCGTACCGGTGGTGAGCCATGCAGACAACGGGTCACGAATGGTCTGACGGATAGCGTACGCTGGGTTGCGGGTCACGAACTGGCGCAGCCAGTCAGCTGGGTAGCCCATCAAACGCACGACGGCGGGGATGGTGGTGGCGATGCCCTCCATGGACTTGACCACGAGCTCAGCGGGGATGCCGAAGGCGTCTTTGTCAACGACCGCATATTTGGGTTCGCCATGCTCGAAGAAGCGCACGATGCTGGGGTCAGCAGGGCCTTTGCCGTCGCCGACGCGGCTCACGATGCCGACCTTCTTCAACGCGTACGCTGTGTTCTTGGTCTTGATGTTGCGCAAGGCCATGTCCGTAATCATGGCGGTGTTCTGCATAGCGCTCTCGTAGAGCGGCATGACCTTCTCATCGCCGCCCAGCAACTCTTTGAGCTGTGGTTGGTTCTTGATGTTGCCGATGCGCAGGATAGACTCACCATCGACTACGAGCTCGACGTTGCCATCTTTCTCACGATAGAACGGCACGTATGGCTTGGACTTCAACTCAGCGGCTTTGCCACGGCTGATCGCGCCGGACTGCGCCAAGAAGTCAATGAGGCCGTCGTTGTATGCCTTGTACTCTTTGGCCGCTGCCTCGAACGCTGTCTTGGCCTTGGGGTTGGCGGCCAGCTTACCCATAACTTCTTGGTAAGCGGCGCGAGCTTCCTTCTCGCTCTTGCCCAGCTTGCTCCAGCCCACAGCATTGGCACGTTGGCCGACGAGGTAGGAGGTCAGGTAGTCCTCAATGGTGGCTTCGTTGCCCAAACCAGACTTGCCGGCGAGCTCAGCGACCTTCATCAAGGTCGGGCCTTTCTTGGACTTGAACACGTACTCGGTGCCGCGTGGTGTCTTCTGTGACTCAAGCGACACGGGGCCGTTCGTCACGAACTGGCCGACGTATTGGCTACGCTGCTCAGTGAAGCGCAGGTAGTACATGGCTTGCTCGCCCTCCATGGAGGTCAGCATATTCTTGTCCATGCCGGCGCGGATGGCCGAGTCGATCGAAGCGTAGCTGTCCACGAACTGCTGGCGTGCGCCCAGACCAAAGAAGTTTGCCTTGATCTTGTCCTTGAGCGTGGATGGCTTGGCTGTGATGCTGTGTTTGGCCGTGCTCTTGGCGCCGCTGCGGAACAGCAAGCCGCCGTTGGGGTCACGGTATGCGCCGGTGCTGCCTTCGTTGAATTGCTTGCGTGCGTCGCGCAACAGCTTGTACATGTCGCTGGTGCTGAGCTCGGCTGTGTTGAGGAGGCCCATGTCACGGAACGCCTTGCGCACAGCGCCGACGATCTCTTTCATGAAGCGCTTGGCCTTAGCCAAGAAATCCTCGGTCACACGCTGTTCTTCAACATAGGCCAGCATCTCTTGCAAGCCGACAAAGCGGGAGTCGAGATCGCTTGCGCCGCCTTCTTTGGCTTCGGCAATCGCGTTGCGCACTTGGATACCAACGCCCAGGTCATCGGCGAGCTTGAGCACGCCACCCTGTTGGGTGTCGATGGTCTCCATCAAGTTGGCCATACCCTTCTTGCCCAGCAAACCTTGAACACTGTAGTGGCCGATCAACTCGTGAGCGATGGTGGCTTCGAGGTCTTTGACGTTGGCGTGGTGCGCACCGATGACAATCACTGTGCCGTCCTTCAAGACCACACCCTTCTTGTCGAGCAAGTCCATGTGCTTCAAGCCTTGGGCCGCAGCTTCCATGTAGAACTCTTTGGGGGCATCGTCCAGCGACTCGGCGTAGACGAACTTGATGCCCTTGGGCAACTTCAAACCGTCGATGACTTTCTGTGCTTCGTCCAGCTTGATGCCTTGAGTGCGTGGGGCTGTGCGCCAGTTGCCTTCACCATAGGTGCCGTCGTTCTCAGACTGGATGGCTTCGTAGGCGTCGTTCAGCGATTGCATGTAGCGAGCTTGTTTTTCGGCAGCGCGAGCCTTGCTCTCAGGGGAGCCAGTCACAAAACGCTCAGGTGCAGCGGACTGCTTGCGCATCACCGGTGACTTGTCACGCTTCGACTTCAGCTCTTGCTTGCCGGCGGACTGATATGACTTCTTCAGCGACTCAGTCTGTTCGGCCAGCGCTTCTTTGTACTCGTCTGTCTTGGCGCCTTCACGCTCAGCAATGTTGCGCAGGTCTGGGCGAGCCAAGTCGATGAACTCACGATACTCGTTTGAGTCCTTGGTGTGCTGGTCGGCAATCTTCTTGCCACGCTGTGCGAGCTGCTTCTTGGCGCGAGCGTACACGTCTGTGTCCATGCCGAGCATGTAGGCCAAGTCACGCATGGTCTGCGTCTCAGACGCTTCTTTGGCCACGTCACCTTCGTTGATGCGCTTGACTTCCTTGGCGGCCTTCGACACGACGGGCTTTGGTTGTGCAGCCAACAGGTCCTTTTTCTTCTGTCGCACAGACTCCACTTTCTCAAGTGGGGTGATCTTCACGACTGCGCTGTGCAAGTTCTTGTACAGCTTCTCGATGGCGTTGCGCTCCATCTCGATCTTGGCCAACACCGCTTCGTATTTTGTCAGAGCCGATTTTTTGGCAAGACCCAACGTGTATGGTGTCTTCTTCTCCAAACCCGCAACGAATTGCGCAGGAGGAGCCAAGTTCACCAGTTGGTCAGCGACAGCAGCGATTGGAGACTCGGCTGCGCCGGTCTTCTTGTTGCCACCTTGCAGCTCGTGGATGTAGTTGTATGTATTGGCGTGCTCATACAGCTGGTCCAACAAAGACTTCTTGGCGTTGCGCTGCTTCTTTTCGACCTTGTCCTTGTGCTTCTGAATCTCTTCCATGGTCTTTTTGAACATGGGGTGCTCATACATGCGGGTGGACTGCACGCTGCGCGTGGTCTCGCCTTTGAACGGACCTTCGGTGATCTTGTCTTCGCCGCCCAAACCAAAACGGTCTTCCAACAAACGCAAGACGCGCTCACGCTCGACGTTGCGCTGACCTTGCTCGTCCAGTGTGACTTCTTTGTACGGGCCATTTTCAAACTCGCGGTTAGCCAGCGTGGTCTTGACGAGGTTCTCTTTACCGAACAGGGCGAGCGTATCCTTGTCTTTCTTGACCTTCTGCATCACAGGTGCAGTTTCGAGCTGGCCACGTGGGCCAACTTCTGCTTCGGTGAACGCTTGCTTGGCCGACTCGGCTTTGCTTTCTGGGCCATAGAGACCGCGCTCGGCTTCGCCTTTCAAGACCTCAGTGGCTTTCACTTCATCTGGCTTCTCTTGGGCGCCGAACATGCCTGGCGTTTCACCGGCGGGTGTTTCAGCAACTGTGCGCAACTGCATTTGCTTGGCAGTCTTGTCTTGCAGCGCTTGAATGTTCAGCTTCTCTGCATCAAACTGCTTAGCCAACTTCTCGGTCGCAGCGGTATCGCCTAGCTCAGCGGCTTTGATGAGCTCCTTTTGTGTCGCGAGCATCTTGGCTTGTGCATCGGCCAACTGTTTCTCGGCGATGACGGCCAGTTCTTTTGTTGGGGCGGTAGAACCGCCCATCTGTGTGATGATCTCGGCCGCGCTGGCTTGCTTTTGTTTGAGCGCGTTGATCTGCGGAGTCAAAGACAGGATGGTGGCCGTGTCGCCAGCCTTCGCTGCTTCTGCGGCTTGTGTTTGCAGGTCATCCAGCTGAGTACCCATGGCGTCGTGACGCTGCATGAGGTCAACGACGTTTCGTTGTGGGTCAGCGTTGGGGATTGCTCCGGCGGCTGTCGGTTGATTCTGGGCAGTCTCCTGCTCCATGGCGCTCATGCGCTGCTGCTCCATCTCGTTGATCTGGTCGCGGCGCGCATTGAACTCGTCACGCAGTGGGGCGAAGGTGCCCAGCAGTTCGTCCTTGGCCATCTTGGCTTCGTTGTACTCGGCTTCCTGAGCAGGGGTATACGCTGCGCGCGCGGCCTTGTACGCCTGAATTGTTTCGGGCTTGGCGTTCTTGCCGGGCTTCTTGGGTGGGGCGGCTGCGTCGATGCGGTCGTTGAGGTCCTGCATCTGTGAACGCGCAGCGGTGAAGTCGGCCGACAGCTTCTGCAAATACTCGGGCTGGTTCTTGCGTTCTTCCTCGGCGGCCGCAGCGGCAATGTCTTTGGCGTCTTGCTCGTCAGCGATTTGTTGGCGGGCTGCGCCCTTCTCCGAGAAGCGACCGACGGCACCGATGGGCGCCAACAGACCAACTTGGTATGCGGTCTCGCCGTATTCTTTCAGAGCGTCTGGGCTGGTCAAGGACAGGCCGGCTTGCGCGCGCTCAAGCATCTGCTGTGTGATTTCGGTGGGGATTTCAGCCAAGGCGCCAACGGCCGTACCTTTGAGCAACGTCTTCTTGAGAGACTCGTCAGCCAGTTTGGCTGCACCCTTGTTGGCCAGACCCTTGATTGGGATGCCTGTCAGCTTGCTTACCAGTTGGCCACCCAAAGGAATAAAGGTACCAGCGGCATCCAGCGCGGCTTGGGGGACTGCGGCCGCAGCGGCAGCACCACGATTGATTGGGACGCCTTCGGCCTGTTGACGCTCAATGTTGCCACCGAACTGCTGCAAGAGGGACGGGGCCAGCGCACCGGCCACACCACCAACGACTGTACCTGCTGGGCCTGCAAGTGAACCCGCCATGGCGCCGAGGCGCGCACTGCCAAGTGTGGCAGCCATATTGGGTGCTTGCTCAGCGATTGCTTTGGGAACTTGACCAAGCGCTTCGCGCGCGGCGGAGAGGATGCCGTTCTTATCGTAGGCTTCACGGACTTTGTCGAAGCTGACTTCTTCAGCGTAGCGGCTGTTGATGTCTTGGCCACGCTCTGCACCTGCGCGAGCTGCTTCTTCTGGATTAAACAGGGCACCAATACCCGTCTGCATACCAGACAAGGTTGACTCGAAGCCTTTGCCCACGGCCCCCATTACGCCGCCTTGTTTGGGGAAAAGGTCCGGGAACTGCTTGCGCGCAAGGCGCATGGCCTCATCGTCAGACATGCCAGGTGGCACTTCGAGTTTAGAACCGTTAGGCAGGGGCAGGAATTTGGCCATAGTCAATCAGCAGAAAGTAACCCATCAAATGTGCAAACGCCCCAGCGGGTAAGACTGAGGCGCTGTGTGGAGAATTCTCTCACATAAGTGGGTTATTCACCATAGTTTTGTCCGGCTAAACGAACAGCGGTGGGTGCAGCCGCCTGAGCAGCGCCCAGTTTTTGCATGAACGGGTTTGTTGCAAGATACTCGTTCAGCTTCTCTTGGTACATAGCGCTGCGCTGCGCGTCGGTCATTGCCATGCCGCCGTTGTCTTTGACGTGCTTTTCAGCCAACTCCTGCAAGCGGCGGTACTCTGACAACATCTTAGAATCCATGCTGCCTTTAGCTTCCGCAGCTTTCGCCATGGCGCCGTAGTACTGGCCTTGTTGGGCGATCTGCTGCTTTTGCAACTCAGAGCTGACAGCGAACTGCTTCTCTTGACGGGCTTGGTTGGCCAACTGGTTCATGGACTGGAAGTTACCCTTGCGGCCTTGCATCTCGGCTTGGGCCAAGTGCATTTCGGACTGCATGAGCGCACGCTTGGCTGCGTCGTCTAAGCGGTTGGCTTCCTTCAACGAGGTCAAACCCTGCTGGGCACCGGTGCCGATGTTCTGCAACGCGTAGCGAGAGTTACCCGACAGCATGCCGAGGCCAGCGGCCAAGATAGCTTCTGCCTTGTTGGACTCTTTACGCTTGGCCAAGTCGCTGCGCTCCGACTCGAATTGCTTACGGAACGGGTCCATGGCAGCACGATCTTCAGCGTTCATCTTCTCGACTTCTGGGCTGACTTCCTTCATCATCTCGGCCAGTGTGCTTGGCTTGTATGTGCCAGCTCCACCTGCGCCGCCTGAAAGACCTGACTGTTGGCTGGCAGCACCAGAAGCTCCGGCCAGTGCGCCCAAACCCTTCTTGGTGTCTGGGGTGTCTGTTGTTTTGTTACCAACAAAATTCGGCGACGCGGCATTGTCCGTACGACGGGGGTCTTTAAACAACGGTGCAGCGGTGCTAGGCTTAGCTGCGGGAGCAGCTTGCGTCGTTTGGCGTTGCATGTTGTTGATCTGAGCGTCGATCGCTGCGACCTGGGCCTTGCGCTCAGCCTTTTGCGAAGGTGTCAATGCCTCAAAAATACCTTGTTCTGCACGAGCACGCTCGGTTTGTAGCTGAGCCAGTTGCGCACGCGGGTTGCGTGCAGGGTCACCCACTTCACCAAACCAGTTGGCGATGCCGCCAAAGAACTCGCCTGCGGGAGACGTAGCCACTTCACCGCCGTTATCAAACGCCACGATGCCGCCGGCGGCCATACCCTTCATGTTGTCAGCAGGCAATGCGCCGATACCAACGTTCTCCGGAAGCTGTTGTGGAGACATGCCAGCGATGGCTTGGTCGGCTACCTTGGGTTGAGGCATCGCGCCTTGCGCACCCTGCGCGGCAGTGCGCATCTCTTTGCGGCGGTTGGACTCAGCAATCGTCAGGGCCAACATATAAGGGTCGGCCTTGTGCATCGTCGCGTACTGCTGCAACGCGTTGTCTGGCATCTTGGCCAGTTGCGAGGTGATCTGATTGACGTTGAGCATGTCTCTTCCTTAACCCATGTTGTAGATTGCCAAGTCGGCCAAGCCAGACGGGGCGTTCACAGAACCACCTTTCGCCATTTTGCTTGCGCCGTAGGCAGCAGTACCCAGACCCGCCAATTGAGACACGGCGGACGGAGCCGCTTGGTATGTCTGCGTCGAAGTGGTTTGCAACGGCAAGCCGCGCAACATGGCGTTCATGTTGGAGAGTTGCTGCATGCCCCACTGTTGTTGGGTGGCGTAGTTTTGAATCTGCTGGTTGATCTTGTTCTGCTCCAGCTGTTGCTGTTGCGTACCCAATTGGTTTTGCAGGCCGATGGCCGCTTGCTCTTGACCGAACTGCTGCTGGCCCAAAGTACCCAAAGTACCGGCAGCTTGATTGGCAGTCTGCAATCCTTGCAGACCCAAGTTCGCACCGAACTGCTGTTGACCAATATTGGCTTGCTGCGCAGCCATGGCGCGCGCTTGATCTTGGTTGAACTGCTGTTGGGCGTTGTTGTACGCTGTGTTAAGACCAGTGCTGATTGTGTTGCCTTGCTGAATACCCAAGTTGCGCTCGCGCTCAGAACGCATGAGAGCGTCACGGCTGCCGCCAAACGCGCCACGGCCAACGGCCTCAGCTTGTTGTTGCTGTCCAGCCATCTGAGATGCACGCGCTTGTTCTTGCAGCTGCGGTTGCAACGACTGCATAACGTACGGGCTCATGTACTGCGCAGCAGACATGGGGTTGAAGTTCTGAGAACGGGCCTGCATGCCGTTGTAGTTCTGATTCAAGGCACCAAGTCCTGCCTGCGCGGCGATGGTGGATGCGTCGTATGTCTGTTGTGTTGGGCCAAGGTTTGCCGCGCCTTGATACGCCTGCTCCTGCATCGGGCTTGCGCCAGCAAAATACTGGTTCATGTCCGTGCTGAACGGGGTGTAACCCTTCATGCCGGTGATCTCTGTCGAGGTCTGGCCGGTGGTTGGGTCCACGTTTTGCTGGGTGTCAAACAACTGCTTCTGGGTCGCGCCCAGCATCGTCTCTACGTACGGACGTGCGTATTCGGGGATGTTCGACGTTTGGGTTGTCGACGACGATGGACCTGCTGGAGAGCTAGAACCGCACATAAGTCACCTCAAAATTCATAAATCATTTGTGTGGCCATCTCTTTAAAGCCCATTCGCTTCCAGAGTTTAGCCACACGTAAGTCAGTCATTGCTGACACCATAAGCCGCTTCACATCACGCGAGCGCAGCTCTTCAACTACACACTGAACCAGCTTTTTACCGATTCCGTTGCGGTGCTCTTTCAGGACGAACACCGTGTCTTCTTGGGAGATCAGGTCGTTGTTGTGCATGTCGTTGGTCAAATACACATTGCTATACCCAACCGCCGCACCGTCACAACGGACCACAAAGTTCAACAACCAACCACCTTGGCACGCCTCCCCGTACTTATCCAATCGTGGGTTGTACGGGCTGTAGAACACACCCTCACCAGCCAGACGTTCCGTCATTTCAGCGTAGTGCTGACGATACAGGGGTTCAAGCTCCCTGTAGTTTTCCGTGAACTTTTCTAGCGTGATGGTGTAGTTCATGCGACCATGACCTTCCTAGGATTTACTTCGGGCGCTTGCTTTTTCTTGCCGGTACGGGCCGAGCGAATACGGTCCATCATCTTGTACAGCTGGCGTGCGCCTGCTTCTGTTGAGCCGTTACCTAAATGAGACACCACGTCTGCGGGCATCACAAACTCACCGTCAGCCAAACGAGCTGGCTGCTTACCGCCAATCTTGGCTGGAATTGAATCCGACATACCATCTCCGGGGCCTTTAAGCATGCGGCCGCCGTCTGAGTAGCTACCTAGATCAGAGACGCCACCGCCACCGGCAAAGTTCATTTCGCCAGTCATATTATTCACACCGGTGTCGGCTGTGCCCTGAACCACGTTTTGGCTCATGGGTGTTTGGTATGGTGTAGCGTACGCACCTTGGCGTACATCAGCACCGGGGAATCCTGTGTTTGCACCAAGCGCATTGGCGTTCGACATCTGCTCGATAGGACCGCCGCCGGCGTACTGGTAGTTCTGGTACTGCGCTTGGTAGTACGGGTTGGGTTGCTGCTGATCGTAAGGTTTGTAGTCCTCAGACATACTGTAACGACTCAACGGGCCGGTGTACTTTTCTTCGCCAGGCATTGCCATCTGAGGGGTCATCGCGCCGGCGATTGCTGGTGAAAGAGCTGTCAACCCCGTCTTGGCCAAACTTGCTCCGCCACCCATTTGATTTACGTAGGCACTTGGGTTATTGGCAGCCGCCTGCAAACCAGCTTGCATTGGGTTGGCCATGGTTTGTTGTGTAGCGGCACCGAATGGGGATGCTGCGGTGCCTGCTGTATCGGCCGCGTAATCACGCGCCGACTGTGCCATGATGTCTGGGCTAAGCGTTGGGGGTGCAGTAGCAGCCAGACGTGCTGACTCTGCGGCTGATTGAGTGCCCGCCTGCGCCATGGCTTGTTGTTGGGCCTGTTGTTGTGCAGCTTGTTGAGTCGCTTGCTCCCCTGCGGATGTGGCAGCTGCTTCGCCGGCGGCCGCGGCTTCTGTTGCAGCAGCGTTTGTTCCCGCTTGAGTGCCGAGGGATGTGAAACCACTAGCCAAACCAGCCCCACCGTACGCACCCATGCCGGCCAAGAGACCTTCTTTGAGGCTGCCGGTACGCATTGCTTGAAGACCGCCAACGCCAGCACCGATCATCCAAGGGGCGGCTGCGCCACCAGTAGCAGCAGTCAAACCCACACCAATCAGCGTTGGCAAGATGTTGGAAAGAAAGCCGGCTTCGGCCAGACCTGTCTCGGGGTTGATCGTCAATGAGCCACCATGGGCTTTAGCCAAGGCTTGAAGACCGGCCACCTCACGAGGCGCCATGTGAACTAGGGTGCGGTCAGGGCCTCGGCCTTTTGATGCAAGATGTTGTGCAGCGTGTTGCAGGCTCATAGGTGCCTCGTAGATTGGGGGTTGGGCATATTATGCCTTGATGCGGAGAGGATAGCTAGTGGCTGCGCCACCAGAAGTGTCGTAGTACACGTCACCCGAACGCAGGTTCGCAAAGTCTGCATCTGTCGGCAAACTAATCGTGAATAAGCGCCTATCGGTTGGGTCTGGCGCAGCAAACGTCAGCCCAGAAATAACGGTGTCTGTTCCCACACCCTGTGAAGAAGCCAGCATTGGCGACGCGTTGCTGACCTGCGCAAAGTACAAGCGAAGTACGTTCGTGAGCTGGTCCATAAACTGCTGGCTGTACTCGACCGGAGCAACCGGCAGCATGGGTGGGTTGGTGTTTTTCTGAGCCATACTTATCTCCGGCCGTCAGGACGCACATCAAGGCGAGGGGCGCCGAGCTGCCACGCCACACCTAACTCGTTTGAACCCACACGGAAAGCCATCTGGCGGCCGCGCACACGGACATAGACATACTGGGTGAACTGCTGCACGTTGTACGTGCGCTGACCAATGTAATTGTTGGCGCTGACCACATCAGGGCTATCTGAGCGGCCGTAGTTTGCGCCGGGGTTCTGGCGCGGACGCACAGTGAACACAACCGTTGGGTCTACTACATCTGAGCCATCAAAGGTGACGTCAGGAATAATGCGAGAGACAAGGCCGAAATTATGGCCATCACCAATGTCGAAGTCCGAAGACTGGCAAAACGCCTCAATAGGGCTAGGAGGGCTAGTGGTTCCATCGTCGTTACCGGTTTCGTGGTACAGCAGTTGACCATTGTAGCCAGCAGCCATAGGAACATCGCGCAACGGGCTATCCAACCAAGCGGTGCGCTCCATAGTGCCGTAATACCAAGTACGCTCAAGGTGGTTGAACACCACATAGCGGTCCACCACAAGGCTGTTGGCCGAGCAATAGAACCACCAAATCTCGCTGTAGCCTTCATTCGTACCAGAGAAAAACTGATACGACTGCTCCATGTTGATGTTCTGGAAAACGTACTGACGTAAAGAACAAGGCAGTGTCTCAACACGGCCTGAGTACATGTAGAACTTGTCAGTACCCATCCAGTATGTGACGTTGTTCGCCACCGAGACCACGTTTGGCCCAGCGATGGAGATGTTGTCCCCCATGATCTGGAAGCCCCACACGTATGGTGGGCCAAGGTACTGCATAGAGTATACGGCTGCGTCAGTCCATACCAAAATTTCTTGGCGGGTTTGTTGGGCAGCAACAATTTCAGAACCACGGCTCAGGCGGTAATCACCTGCTTGGTTTGTGGCCGCAGGGGTCCACATCTGGTAGTCTTCTTGCTGCGACCAACGAATCAGCAGGGGGTCTTGTGTAGTTGGGAATAGCGTACCGGATGGGTCGTTGGTACCCATGGCAATCACAAAGCGAGACGCATCTGACACCATAACCAAGTTGGCGATGGTTGGGCATGTTGTATCGCTTGTGGTTGACGGTGTGATTTGAATTCCGCGATCAAAGATGTTTGGGTTCGCATTGACCGACCAGTAGTAGATTCCGCCGCCTCGTGGGTTGAAGATCAAGTCCTCACCGTAGTTCGACTGGCTCCACAGACGAAGCTGCTGGCCAATACCACCAGTAGATGCCGCTTCACCCCAACCCGTACTTGTGCCGCCAACGTTTGAGCCACCCCAGCCGCCTGCACCCCAGCCTGTAGCAATAGTGAATGTGTCTAGGCCCGTTGTAATCTGGTAGGCAAAATCTGCTGCGCCTGCCGTACCTGTGGAGGTTGCGGGTGCGCTCACAACAATGCTGTACTCGTTACCGTTGATGTATGTGATCTGGAACTCGCGGTTGAGCGCGGCGGCGGGAATACCGTTAACCGCACCACCGACACCAGAAATCGTCACGAAGTCACCATTTTGTGCCCCGTGGCCTGTGTCGTTCACTACAACAGTCGTCGAGCCGTTAACGGTATCAAACGCGTTTGACGCAACCGTGCTGGTGTCTCGAATCGGTGTGATGTCGTAGAACAAGCCGTCGGGGCCGTTCTGGATGTAGTATTTCAGGTTGGTGCCGAGGCCGAGGTAGTTGTTACCGGCCAAAGATTCCCAATTCCACATCGAACGCGCCACACCCCAGTAAGAGCCAGTAGGCGGTTGTAGAGTGGATTCAGCGATGCCCGTATCTTTAATCCAGCCGCCCAACTTCTCAGGGTAGCCCGAACGGAAGCGAATCTTATCGCACTCGAACCAGCCGCCCTCGTTAGCTAAGGTCGTGCCTTCACGGTTGACACCGGGGCGGAATTGGAGTTTTTGTAAAGGCATGGCGGCATTTTCTCACTTAGGCTCGGCACTGTCCAGAGCAGTTGTCATAAAGCGCTTGGCGCTGCTCGTACCCGATTAGACCACCGTTGATGACCTTCGTCATACCCTTGATGTCGCCGGCATCGGCGAAGCTGTTGAGCTTATTCGTCTTCCAGAACCAGCCTGCGCTGCGCGCGGCGTACTCGGGCTCAAGCAACAAAACAGGGCTGGCTACGAAGTCCACGCCGAGGTAGTCGCCACAGCGTTTGTGATTGTCTTTGCCGGTCAACTGCTTTAGACCCATTCCTCGGTGGTTCCAGCCATCACCAGACTCAACCGTGCCGTTGCCCATACGGTTCGAGTACACACTGTTGGCGATGAGCTGCGGCTTGCGATGGAGGGCTTTGGCAAACGCGTTGGGGATGTTCTTCCCCTTCTCGTCCTTCTTCGGCTTCTTTGTGGCTGGGTCAATCACAGCAAAACGCGCGGGCCACACAGCAGCCATGGTCACGTCAGAGTAGTTGAGGTTCTCCTCCAGCATTGTGTAGCCGGCCGACTCGTGGGCAGTCTGCGCCAGGAACGCGGCGATGCGCTGTGGCGTGTTGATCTCGAACTCTTCGCAAGTCTTGATGATGTGGGGCAGCCACTTGTCCGGGTCTTTGACCTTGACGGCCGCCAGCATTTCTCTGGTTGGAATCATTTCTTGTCCTTGTTGCGTGAGCCTTGGCTGGAACCAAGCAAGAAAGCAAACATGCCGGTGATGACCGTACCCAACACGTAGCCGAGGATGGTGTCAGCGAAGCGCGTGTTGTTCTCGGGAATAGGAACCCAGATCAAGCAAGGGATGAAAATCACGGAGAAGGTAGACCACAGGCCGATGAAGTAGTACAGGAAGCGACGGATGAATGGGTCGTCTGACTCCATGGCTTTCATCTGCATGTCGGTGGCACGCTGGCGAGACTTCTCGTCGAGCTCGGCCATGAACTCATCGTGCTTGGCTGCCTCTGCGTTCCACTTCTCATAGTCCTCTTTGGTGGCTTCGTGCTCAGGCTTGAGGGTGATACCCATCTTGTCCTGCACGTAATCGACACCCTTCTCGACCACGGCATCCGCGACCTTGTGCATGTTGTTGGCGATCAAGCCCTGAACAATAGACATCACAACTGGCAACATATCAAACTCCTAAAGCAACAATAAACAGTCCTACACCAAACGAGCCAACAGCCACGGCAGAGTAGAACAAGGGCATAGACACAGCAAGAATAGCTGCGGTCGACAAGACCAGACCAAGCTGCATGAGCATGGCTGAGTAGGTGTAGTACGGAGCTTTGATGCTGAGCAACTTCTGCTCCAGCTCGAAGGCCTGAGCCTTAGCACGGATGCTGTCCATGTCGTCATTCATGCGCTGTGCTTCTGCATGGTACAGCTGGGACAACTTCTTGTCGTCAACCAAGTCAGCGGTGGTTTTGTATATGGCAGCACGCACGTTCTTGGCTTGGTACCAAGCCCACTGGTTGTTGGCGGCGATGATGTCCTTCATGATGCGGCCGGAGTTGCTGTCCTTGAAAAAGCTATTAACGGCTACCAGCGCGGCTAAGACAATCAAGAGCACCGCAGCGCGGCGCTTGATGATGACTTCCAACTCACTCCGGGTCAGGGTCTTTTTTTCTGCGGTCATTTTTCTTGTCCTTATCTTCCAAGCGAAGCACGAGCGCTTCTGTTTGTTTTAGTTTCTTGTCCATGTGGAGCAGCCCCAACCACGTCGCGAAGTTTAAAGCGATTAGAAACGTAACGATCAATACCCAGTACCAGAATTCCTTCATAGAACGGAATACAACCCCGTCATCCACAGGGCCGCCACTGACACGATCACTACGTACCCCAGCTTGGCCACCAGTATTTCTTTGCGGTGCTCTAGTCGCCATGCGCTGTTCCGTTCCTTCTTGAGCTTCACCTCACGAGCAGCTTCTTGCTCTTCCAAAATCTCGTCGTACTTGGTGAGGAAGTCTCGGTACATATCACCAAGACCCAGCTCCTCCGGCGTACCCCAAATCATGGCCTGCTTCAACTGCGCGGACAGCTGATTCATTTGCCACTGAATCTCGATTCGATCAATCGCACTGTCGGCAACTTTCTCTGTGGTCAGAGCTTGTTCTTCAAGTTCCCGGCAGTGTGCTTTAAGTTGCCTCATAGCTTCAAAGTAGACCTTCAAATTTTCGCAGATGTCGTGCACTGCACGCGCTTGAAACTCCTCGTAGCTTAGTTCTGGTTCTGGCTCCGCTACCTTCTTCTTAGTCGGCGCAGGAGCTGCTGCTTTCTCCACAACTGGCGCAGTGACTGTAGGTTGTGATTTCTTTTCTCCGAAGAGTCCTTTGAGCCAGTCCCAGATTCCTGTGACCTCGTTGTAGATTGCTCGGGCATCTGCTACCCCACCTTCAACTTGCTTTTTAAACTTGCCAATTTCAGCCTTCCCTTCACTGAGCATTTGACAGCCAGCGCGGATAGCACCGACAGCACTCTGCGCCATGAGGAGAAGACTGATTGGGTCCACATCACTTTGTTACGTAGGCCAAGATGACGAGTTGGAAAGTGTTGCTGCCGGAGGTTTGGGTCACCCTCAACTGCGTTGCGTTAGAAGGCACAGCAATCGTCACTGGGAAGCGGAAGTAAAAAGCACCGCCGCCATCACCGCCTCCCGTTTGGCCACCATATGCGTAGGTCCCAAGGTTACCGCCGCCGCTATCTTGGAGCGTGATATCACCCGCAGCAGGGTTGTTGCCGGTGAACTGAGAGTTAATGTACCCGGTAATCAAAATGGTGTTGCTCGGAATAGCGTATGTACCGCCGTTACCGATTGTTGAATTGGTTGCGGTTACGTTCCAACCCATTGTGGTCACCGCGCCGGTAGAGCCGTTAACCGAAGTAACACCGGTGTTGGCCACAGTGATGCTGCCTGAGCCGTTAGTCACCGATACGCCCGTACCAGCAGTGATTGTTGCCAAGGCGTACCCAGTACCGTTACCCACAGGAATTTGGCCGTTTGTAGGAGTTGAAGACAGGTTTGTACCGCCGTTGGCGATAGGAAGCACGCCTGTCACGCCCGTAGTCAGCGGTAAGCCAGTAGCGTTTGTCAAGGTACCAGAGGATGGCGTGCCCAAAGCAGGGGTCACCAATGTAGGGCTGTTCGACAAAACAACGTTGCCTGTACCCGTAGAGGATGTCACGCCTGTGCCACCGTTGGCCACAGGCAGTGTGCCGGTCACGCCGGTAGTGAGGGGAAGGCCCGTTGCGTTAGTCAATGTGCCAGATGCGGGCGTGCCCAACGCAGGGGTCACCAACGAGGGGGAGATCAGGTGGTTCGTTTGCTGCGCAACGTTCGTACCGTCAGACCACAATGACATGGTTTTACCCGCAGGGATGGCCACAGTTGTGCCACCGCTTGCAATGATGCCGTTCTTCACCGTGGAGTTGGTGATCGTGGCTGTGTAGCTCGACGCGTTGTAGAACGTGTACAGCTTTGAGTTTGGTGGGATGCAGACCGTGAAGTTGGCACTTGTCGTGGTGGTCAAAGCAACCGCAGCAAAACGAGCCTCATCCAACGCACCGTCGTTTGCAGTTAGGGCTTGGGGCGATGCAATGATAGAGACAGACGTGTAGCCCGCAATTGCGTTCTCCATCAGCGTGCCGAGGTTTGTGTTGGTTGTGTTGCCCCAGACACCAGCTTGGTCGCCGGTGCCAATGAGTTCGATGCGCAGATCGGGAGAGTAGGTTGAAGACATTGTGTTCCTTTAATCTTTTACGGCCAAGATGACGTCCACGTACTGCACAGCCAAGTTGATTGCGGTGCCAGAAAAACTGTGCGTATGTGAGCCGCCTCCACCCGTAGACGAGGTGTTCCCTAGAATCGGGTAGTACGCAGGGTTGTAAAAACCGGGGCCTGACACGCCACCGTAGCTGTTATAGGCGTTACCGTGGAAGTGGCTGGGCATTTGTGCGGTTGAAAGTGTGGTGTCCCCTACGGTCCCTACAACGGCCTGTGAGGCAAACGCAGTGGTAAACGCAACAGAGCCACCTGAACTTACAGTGCCAGACACGATTCGCAGTGCTTTGTTGTTGTGTGTTGTTGACTTCGTCCAGCCGGTAGGGGCATTGGTCTGTGAAAACACCAACGTCGTGCCTGACTCAAATCCGGCTTGCGCCCATGCACCGTCCCCTCGCAGGAACGTAGTAGAGCTTGGCGTGCCTGTGGCGTACAGATCGGATACGGTAACAACCCCTTCGGGTAGACCCCCGACACTTAGGCCGGATATGCTCCCAGACCCGTTAATTACGACTGCCATACTTAACCTTCTTGGGTTGCTTGGGTTGCTTGGGTCAAAGCGGCTTGCGCCTCATCCCATTTTGTAAGGGCGGTAGCCACCCACACAGGTAGCTCTGTGATGTTTTGGTTCGCTGGCTTATTGAAATCTGCATCGACAGAAAACTCAATCCAACCTTTTTCACCAAACCATTGCAGGGCGTGAACGTCTGCGGGGGCACAAGACAGGTCTAACTCAGAGAAAGAAACGTTGTCTTTGTAGACTGCGCCATCCGCAGGAATAATTGTGATCTTCATTTGTTGGACTCCAAAATCATTTGTTGTGCTTGTTGCGGCACGCCCGCAGCGGCCAAGAGAACACGCTGCCCGACCTCGTTTGACTTGACCATCTCGTTACGGAACGACTCAACCGCCGCACCTGTCTGGCGTTGCTGCTGGCTGTTCTCAATAAGCAACACAGGCATCCACGCCATAGAGCAGCCCCAATCGTCAATATCATCGCCGGTGTTCGGATTCTTCCCGCGAATCTGCATAAACCATGCGCAGTCAAGTTTGCGGCAAGGGTTAAATCCGTCAAGTGGGCAGTTGGCTTTGGCTTCAATTTTCATAATCAATTCTTTGTAGCGATGATGGTGTCCACATACTGTACCGCCAAGTTGATCGCAGAGCCAGAGAAACTCCCCGAGCCGCTGAACGAGTGGTCATGGGAGCCGCCGCTGCCTGTAGATGACGTGTAAGCAAAGTTGCCTGTGTAGTATCCACTGGCTTGCGAAGATACAGCATAACTACCAGCTGTTGTTGTTCCGTATAGGGAGTTGTTGTACTCAAATCCGTTCGCTCTAGGATGTCCACCTAAGTGGTTATGACTTGGAATCTGGCTTGTCGAGAGCGTTGTCGCGCCCACCGTACCTGACACCGATACGGAGCCGCTAGGTGTCTGCGAAGCGAACGCAGTCGTGAACGCCACCGAACCGCCAGAACCTGCGGTACCGCTGACCACACGAAGGGCTTTGTTGTCATGCGCGGTTGATTTTGTCCAACCTGTCGGAGCGGCTGTTTGAAGAAACAACATCGCCGTTCCAGATGGGAACGCGTCAACACCAACAGGCGGGTTCACAAACGTAACAACCTGTGCGTTGCTAATGCTTATGGCTGTGGTAGGGGTGCCGCCAGCAGTCGTGGTTTGAAGTTCCAACGTGCCGTCGCTGCCGCCAGTGAGCGTGTACCCAGACAGCCCTGAGCTTGCACCGTTGTCGCTAAGAAGTGTTGTTGCTGCCATATTAGACCCCAAGAGCTTTTAGCTCTTCCAGTGTTGATGCTTGGTCGGCCAGTTGAGTGATGTCGCGTAGACGTTGTTTCTCAGCCACGATAGCTGAGGTGTCTTGGCCAGATTCAATGGCACGCATATACGCAACGTCCTGAGCCGCCAACAGCGCAACACGCTCGGCACGCAAACGGTCTTTGGTGATGTCTTTTGCCTTGTCGATGTTCACGGTAATCATTCAGCCACCTCTGGAAATTGGTCAGATTCAGCACCTACGCCGTCAGTCAACGCGGCAGGGTCAACCTCCCATGCGCCACGGAAAGTACGGTCAGATGGAATTTCTTCTACGGCAACAATCTTAAAAGGCTTGCCCGCAGGTACATCTTTCAACGCAATGGCTTCGATGCCGTATTGCTCAAGAGCTTCTGGTGCTGGGATGAGGACAACCACGCCGCCTTCGTCGTTTTCATAGATGATTCGTTGTGTCATGGTCGGTCCTTTTTATCGAATAATTTGAACAGTAACCAAAGGTGTATCTTGGTTATCCATAGACGAGCCTTGTGAGCGCACCGTGTCAAAGCGCAGTGATGCAGCTGTTTGTTCAGATGTTGTTGTTCTACCAACCATACAGGCGTTTGTAGTTGAGCTATCTAAGTAGCTGCTACCGGCGCAGGACCATGCGTAGTTTGCATTAGGCATAGCTGACGAAAAGTTTATGGTGTAGTCGCCAACACCGTTATCACCAATGCTAGACACGTTACCACTTGCACGAATCGACACAGTACCTGTACCGTTGAAGTTGACCCAAGCGCGGCAACCGTAGGCAGTGGCGACAGAGCCGTAGCCTGAGTTGAACTGAAAAAGGCCCGCAGAAGTGATACGCGCTTGTTCTGTGCCGTTGGTAGAGAAAGACATTGGTACAGCGCCGGTTGCGTATAACCAATGCTGTCCTGAGCCACTAACTATATAAAAATCACCGCCAGCATTACCACTTAATTTAAATGCCGCATTATTACCATTAGTTACTTGAACACCACTTGTGTTTGAACCAAAACCAGAAAAACTTGGCGAACTCGTACCAATACCTACGTTACCTGTGTTGTAGTAGATGTCAGAACCAGTTGTTGTCCATTGGCTTGATGCAATAGAAGCCCAAGTGCTGTCACCACGAAGGTAGGTAGACGAGCTTGCTGTACCGGAGCCAAGACGTGCAGTGGCGACCGTCCCAGACGATAAGTTACTTGCGTTCAGTGACGTTAGGTTGGAACCGGAACCGGAAACCGGCTGCGCAAAAGTGACGACCTGCGCGTCGCTAATAGTCAAAGCAGTCGTGGGAGTCGCCCCCGTCTTTAAGACAAGCGTGCCGGTATCGTCGGCCTCAACAACGTACCCTGTATTCACCAATGTTGATGCGGTAATAGTAGTCATGTCTTTCCTTACAGAACGATGTGGCGCTGACCCGCAGCAACGCTAAATGTCACGCCAGAAGCAACTGACAACGGGCCAATCGAGAAACCGTTTTGTCCGGTACCAATAGCCAAGTTTGAGCTAACGATCTGATCGTTGATGAACACGCCATTAGCAGCGACAACAGATGTAGTGCCAGAAACTACAGTACCCGTAACAGCCGCAGGGGTAGAAGCTCCGACCGTTGTGCCGTTGATTGTGCCACCTGTGATAGCAACGTTGTTGGCATTTTGAGATGCCATCGTACCAAGACCTGAAATATCCCCAGACGAAACCGCATCCCATGAAGGCGCGGCGGAATCAGAGCCTGTACCTGTTTGGGAAAGGAACTTCTTGGTGGTCGATGTATTACCGGCCAACTTACTCAACGTGTTAGCCAGACCAGAATACAGGATGTCGCCCACAGCGTAAGAGCTTTGACCTGTGCCGCCGTTCGTAGCACCAAGGGCACCAGAGACCGCACCTGCTTGGTTCAAGGCAACTGCGTTCCACTCCACCTGAGTACCTGAACCGTTCACCACCAAAGACTTGTATGCGGAACCCAAGGCCAACTTAGACCAAGTGTTCGACGCAGAACCGTAGAGCATGTCACCTGTCGTGACTGTGTTTGTACCTGTACCACCGTTAGTTGCTGCAACAGTGCCAGTTAAAGCCAGTGTGTTGCCTGTCAGGCTCAAAGGAGCCGTGACGATGTACTCTGGAACTGTACTGAACAACGCAAATGTAATGGCTGTAGTGCCGAATGTAATCGCGCCGTCGTTCGTGCAAACAAAAGACGAGAAGCCCTCTGTAGCGCCGCTGGACACGAAGAAGTAATCTCCGCCACCAAGGCCGGTGTCTGACTGTGGCACGTAGGTGTCCGCATCCGATGCGCGAGTCAGCACCCAGTTTGTTGAGCCGTCACCAACGGTTGTTACGACGTACACGCCGTTCTGGGCTTGAGCACTTTGTTGCCACACCAATACACGGTCAGCGACCGTCATCGACACACCGTCAATCTCAAGAGCTTCTTGTGTGCCTGAGTTGGTTAGAGTAGCGCCAACACCAGCGGTACCGTTGCTATAGGTTGCAGTGAGGTTGCCTGTTGTAGCCACGAGCACGGGGGTGTGGACGTGAAAACCGTTTGACACTGCGTTGTCTACGTACTGCTTGGTTGCCGCTTCGAGTGCGGTAGTTGGGTCTGCATCTAGGGTAACAGTCGAACCAAACGTGGCCGCACCTATCACATCCAGAGCACCGCCAACGTTAACGTCCGCAATTGTGGTCAGCGCTTTTGTAGTCTTGTCAAAACGCGCAGCTTCGTCAGTGGTGTCAACACCTCCAGTAAAGAAAATAAGATCATCAGTGCCGCTACCAACAAACATCTCACCGCCATCACCGTACAGGTACATGGAACTAGGCGTAAAAATCGGGTACGTTGCGGACGAGAAGTTTGAGCTGTTAATGCCCATGTCCATGAAGTTGGCCGTATCCACCACGGTGTTATCACGGTAGACAATCATGTCCGCCGAAGCGTCTGGCCCGTCGTTGTAGTTCTGTGCGTAAGATTGCGCAAAGGTATCCACGTTGCCATACATCTCGGACAAAACAGCCGAGAAGCTGGTGTAAGTTGGCACACCGGTACCGATAACCGTCAGCGGACCACCGTCAATAAGAGTATTGCCAGAAGGCTCTTCGTAAATGGCTCGCTCAGCTGGGTAAACGCAGAACACATTCTTTGCACCTGCGGCAAAGTCAACCTTCGCTCCACTTGCACTGGATTCAAAAACAGTTGTGCGTGTGAGAGTCGGGCCAGTGGTACTGTACGTGCCAGTACCAACTTCCCAAGCGCCAGTGGCGGGGTCAACCGCTGCGTAGTATGTGGTATTTGTGTTGCCAATAGCAGCGAACGACTGGTAACCGGGGGTCGCTCCAGCAAGCACAAAGTCAGATGTGCCTGTAGTTGTGGAGGTTTCTTGTACCCGATCTTTTACGACAATAGCCATGTTTAATCTCTGTTAATGGTGGGGATTGTTGACCACGTTGTCGGTGCGCTGTCGTCGATATTAGACCACGTTGTGCTCTGCGAGTCACCCACCAAGCCCCAAACAACTGATTGACTGTCGTCGATGATTTCCCACAATAGGCGGGCCAAAATCTGATCTGCTGCATCTGCCGATTCTGAAATCGAACAAACGAATATCACCAACGCAACGAATCCATCCGACGCTTCTGCGGCGTCTACAAAAGAGGCGTTGAACTCTGACGGGGCAACAAGCATTGTGTCCGTGCCTTCGGCTGTCTCTGCAACAGAAGCACCAAATTCTGACGGCGCAACAAGCATTGTGTCCGAGCCTTCAGCAGCGTCAACAAAAGACGCACCAAACACCGAAGCAGCGACAAAAGTCTGCGCGGACATCTCAGCAGATTCAGTCACAGACGAGGCAAAACGTGCTCTCGCCACAAACGTGCTGCTACCAGTAGCATCCTCAAGGATAACTACGTTGTATGTGTTCGACCCAGTTGCAGAGAACGGGGCGGCTGCAAAAGCTGCTCCGCTAAACATCTAGTGCCTTACGCAGCAGCCAAGCTGAAGGTGTATGTGACGTTCAATGTGTCACCAGACACAACTGTACGGTCGCCGGGCGATTCAAAATCGGCAGCGGAAAACAACACGCCAGACGTACCGGAGGTTGCTGAGCAAACAAACGCGCCAGCCACTACGCCACCTGAGCTGGAAATCGAGAACGCTGTTGGGGAAGCCGAGTTTGTTGCCACCGATGGGTCAGCAGTTGTCGGCGTACCGAAAGTGATCTGTGGGCGCACGCCGCCTGAGTAGTTAGTGAACTCGGTCCAACCGGAGTGACTGGCCAAAGTGTCGCCTGCGGCAAACGATGTGCCTGAGCCGGGGCCTGTAATCAAGCCCATGTACCAAGCCGCAGTGTAGCCACTACCCTTGAAATACTTGTTGTTCATGTCCTGCAAACCCTCGTTCACAACGAGGTTGGGGAATTGCGTTTCCCACTTGAGGTTGCCGTCTTTGTCCAAGCACTGAACGTGGAACACACCACCGGCTTTTGCTGTTTCTTGCATGTTGAGTCCTTACGAAATGCGGATGATCGCCGCTGTATTGGTGGCAGCGGGAAACTGCACCGTGAAAGTTGTGGTGGAAGTTTTGTCCGCACCGAAGTCAAGAACGCAAACGGACGGGTTGCCCGAGCCAGATTTGTAAATCAACGCGCCGCGCGCTGTGAGCGCTGAAGTCCACGTCACATTGCTAAACGACAGATACACAGTGGCATCACCGGTTTGATTTCCAATCGTGGGTACTTGCGACACCGACAACGTCTCACCACCAGCGGTGTAGCCTGCGGCTACGACCTCACCGTCCGTCGTGTACGCGGTGGTGTCTAAATTGATCGAAGCCGCGCCGGTGTACAGCGCGATCTTGAATGTGTCCACGTCAAAATCAAAGTTGCCTTTCGGCAACCCGAGCTTGAATGTGTTGGTTGCGCCCTGTGCAATGGTCATGACGTTACTCGCAGTTTAGTTTGTCCGTCACGATACGCGTCGCCGCGCTCCAGACCATCACCCAGACGTTTAGCCAAGCCAAGAGCTTCTTCGTATTTCTTGACGTAGAACGCCATGATGTCCGCCTCACCCTTCATAAAGGTGTACGCCTCAACCAAGGTGCCATACAGCAACACGCTGTCAAAGTTGTCACCCAACCATGTATGCCCGTCTGCCGCGTCGACGATCGACTCTGGGTAGTAGTAATAGTGCAGCTCTACTTCATACGCTGCATCTGGCGTTGGACCAAGAATAGCGGACAACTCATCTGTGATTGCAGGTGAGCCCCCGCTTGTAGTCGTTGGACCAAATAATGCGTAGTACTTCGGGAACGCTGTGTCCGTCGGTCTTGGGTACGCTTGACGAATGAAGTTCACGTCCTTATTCAACAAGTACTCGTAGCTCCCATCGTCGGCAACAACAGCCAAAGAGAACGTCGACAAAAAGTCGCCGGGGAGCGATAGGTATTTATTGTTGGTGGTCGTGATGCCTGTGACGTTCTTACGCAAAGAAGGGAACTGCACCGAGTTGTAGATGCGCTGCTCCGCCTGCTTGATGAACGTGTTGATCTGCGTCTCCGTAGAAACAACACTGCCGTCAGCAAGGTACGTGTCGGGGAACGTGTTCTCCGTGTACGCCTGTACGTTTGCGAAAAGTTCGTCGTAGGTCATGCTTTACGCCATTGGGCCGCGGGCCATCAAACCTTTTGTGGCTGCGCCAGTACCGCGGATTTTGATGCCAGAAGTCTTGACGCCTTTGTAGTCATTGCTGTGGCGGTTAGCCGAAGACACGTTCATGTCTTTGTTCGCCTTGGTGTTGTTTTTCTCAACGCCGGCGGCAGCAATAGGCTTTTTCTGTGGTTGCTTTGAGGTAGCCATGATTAGCCTTTCGCTTTTTGGTTGGCGATCTTAGCCAAACCACGACCCATTTTCAGCATGTCGCTGTTGGTCTTACCGCCAGCACGCATCTTTGTTGGTGCCTTGCCGGGGTGCATATTTTGTTCGTGCTTACGCACAGCTGTCTTTGCGTCTACTTTTGCCATGATCGGCTCCTTACGTCGTTGTTACGGTGACTGTACCAATTTCCACGCTCAATGCCAAGTTGTTTGGTGTGAGTGGGTCGTCAAAAAAGCTAGAGCCACCTACTGGCGCCCAGCCCCATTGTATGTTGCGGCTGCCTTCACCTTGGAAGCCTTGAGCATCAAGACTTGTGCTGCTGCCGTCGATGATCTGCAAACCTGTCGTACCAGACGAAACATAGCTGCGATCAGGACGCGGGTTGCGAACACCTTGAGGGTCATCCACTGGGTACATACCCAATTGAAGCTGCGGGTGATCGGGGTCCCAGCATGGGCCGCAGACCAGCAACTCGTAGTTCTTGGTCTTGACGACCTCACGACGTAGCTGGTGCAGCTTGAACCGGAAGCCACAGCGATCGCACTCGGCGATGCTGTTCTTGCCGGATGAGAACCGATTGCCCACTTAGAACCCACCCCCAATGAACTGCTGACGCGGCACAAAGCGCACGGCAGCCTTCTCTTGGTCTTCCTGCGCAGCTGTGGCCCAAGCCTCGTCGTACTGCATCTTGAGCACGTCCAAACGGTTGAAACCACTCGGCACCTTGAGCGCCAAGTAGTAGGCCAGGCCAGCTGTCATGCAAGGCACAAAGCGGAAGGGCACGTCCATGACGTTCACACCGCCGCCGGCGTCTTGCACGCGGCGCATGCGCCAGTACACAAACTGGTAGCTCTGAGAGCCATCAGGTGTTGGCCACACAGTCACGGCTGGGAGCTTGGCCCAGTAGACGATGGCCGCAGCAGTATGGGCTGCTGCCGTTGAGTTGTTTTGGCCGCGGAAACAGTTATACAGCGTGTTGCCGTCAATGTACCCGTACTGGATAAACTCATTGTCAATCTTGATGAAACCGGTTGACGGTAATCCAACAACGGTGTCAAGAGTGATGGTGTTATCTGTCGAGGTGATCGTGCTTGCAAGCGTGGCTCCGGTGTTCGAGGTCTGTCCGTCCATGCGCTGCACCCACACCTGAATTGGGCGGGCTTGTTGCAGCTTGTTGGGGAGAGTCGCGTACGTCGACACGCTGATACGCGTGATCGTCAAGTCAGCTTGGTTCGACTGCTGGTTGGCCTGCGTGCGAATCACATGTTCGAGCAGGTCCACGGTGTCATTTGGCAGAGCATAGGTGTTCTGGCCTTGCACGAGGTTGATCGTGCCTTGCTCAAACGTCCACATGTTCACGCCACGGTTCGCCCAATCAGCGAACAAAAGATTCAAAGACCGACGAGCGGTCTTGAGGTCATAACCCGTGCGCATCTCCGAGCCCACGCGCTCGAACGCCTCCTCGACCAGTTCGGTCAAGTCAAGGTTAAAACCAGTGGTTCCGGAGGTGTTAGCCATTTAGCATTTCCATCGCGCCAGAGACGCTGCTTTACGAGTTGGCTTACCCTTCTCGTCTTTCATTGGGCCGGGCATACCGGACATACGTGCGCAGAACGACTTCTTGCGCGCGCCACCCTGCGGCTGCGGCGCCTTCAAATTACTGCCTGTGGCAGCATTGTACTTAGCGCGGCCTTTGGCTGTAAGACCCGCGCCTTTGGATGCTGGGAGTTTCTCGCCACGGCCGACGGCCAGTGAAGGAGTCTTCTTGGTAGCCATTATCTGAACCCCTTGGTCTTTGCTGCCACCTTGGGCGGCTGCTTTACAAACTGTTTGCCGGCTGCCTTGCCCTTACGCTTGGCCGCAGTGGTTGCTGCATACTCGGCAGGCGACAAAGCCTTGATTGCTTTCTCAGGCAAATAGCGCTCGCCCGTCTTGGAAGACGGCTTGCCGGATTTGGTGGTCCACTTCTGCGCGGTCCAATCCTTGAGCGATTTCTGAGGGGCTTTCAATCCTTGTAACCTCCGCCAGCAGCCTTGTACTTTTTCGCAACGAGTTGCGCTTTACGTGCAGACCACTGACCTGCTTTGGTGCCGTGGGTGGCTGCGGCTTTCACCTGCGACACAATCTTCTTGCGAAGGCTGGGCTTCGTGTAGTTGCCGGCAGCATTTACTTTGCCGCCCTCGGCAAACACCTCAACCTTGTTCGGGTCATCCTTGCGGGTGACCGTCTTGGCTTTTGGCATTTTGCTGGGGGCCACGGCCCCCATCCCACGGCTGGCCATCATGTCAGTAAATCTTCGCTTTGCGCGCGCCGCGTGCTTTACCCCAACCCTTAACGGAGCCGCCTTTTTTCATGCCGTCTTCGTTTTCGTAGTTGGTGCGTGTGCCTGGCTTTGTGACTTCCGTCAAAGGCTTAGGCGCGCGACGTGGCTTGTATGCGCTCATGTCTGGCGGGATGTTCTCTGTCTCGGTGTCAAACGACTGCTTGCCGCTTGTCACGTAGTCTTTACGACCGCGAGACATACCTGCCTCCGCATCGACGTGCACGGGTTCACGGCCGCCTGGGGCTGATTTCTCGCCCTTCATTGCGGTGGTGTACATCTTGCCATTGAAGCTGAACTCTTTGTCGCCCGCTTTGCGGGCCTCGGCAAATGCTTTGCCAAATGCGGATGTTGCCATGATGGCCTCCTTGAATTACTTCTTCTTGGCCATGCCGCCGCCGCACATGCCCAGAGGCTTGCTCGACTTCATTGCAATCATCTTGCCTTTGGTTTTACCCTTGGAGGCAACACCATCTTTGCTTGGAGCAGCAGTTTTGACTTTACCCATTTTGGCAGTAGTGATGCCGTTGTTTTTTGTAGCCATGATGTGGCCTCCTTCTTTGAAAAGTTGAGTTGACCCGTGTTGGGTCTTGCGTACGTTTACCTTTTGAAGATCAGCTCTCGCCATCTTCGCCCCCTTTGCGACCCAGCAAACGCTGAACCGTGCTGGTCTCGTAGATACGGATGCCCGTCCAGACAATCGTTAAAAGTGCGGCGATTGAGGGAAGCATTTCGATCAGTGTTCCAACAGTTGCGATGACTGACACCCCATCAAGGACGTGCTTCATCGACTCATCCATGTTTGCGAACGGGTCTTTCATGGTGGTTACCCGTAGAAGACAGTCACACTGGCGATGTTCGTCAACGTGGCATACACGTCGGTTGTGAACAAAACGCCTTCTTGCGGGATGGCCACGTAGAACGAGTTAGGGTTTGAGTTTGATGGAAGGTCAATCTCAATCCGTGTCGTACCACTCGAGCCGCCATCTTTCAACAACAATGTGCCTGTCTGGCTCGCTGTTGCGCAAATAGAAAAGCCTTTGACACGTGTGCGCTGATTGGAAATAGTTCCTGAAGCACTCAAGTGCGTGGCTTTTACGTCGCCTTGCATAGTCATATCAATTCTCCTTTAGAACGGGGGCCGAAGCCCCTGAGATTGATTAGGCTGCAACAGCGCCGTTCAAAGCAACGATTGCCCAACCGGCAGCGGTGTAAACCAACATGGCAGACTCGCCAACACCGGTGAAGGTGATGGTCGAGAAACCGATTTTTGTGGTGGGGGTCAACACAGCAGAGCCACCGTCAACCACGTGAGTGATGATCTTGACTTCGCCGGCAGAGCCGTTGGCCAAAGTCAACGCTTGGGCTGAGCCAGTGGTTGTCAAAGCGGTGAAAGCGTTGGTGATGTCAACAGCACCTGCGCCAGACAAAGATTGAGTACCCAAAACAACACCGGTATCAAACGCGGAGTTGACTGTAACGGCACCGGTTGTGCTGTTCACAGAGATTGATTGGAAGCCGTTTTGCGACCGTACTGGGCCGTTGAATGTGGTGTTTGCCATGATGTTTCCTTACATGCAAGTGGGGCGTATCTGTCTGCATGTCGTCAGCCGGGACTGTCAGATACACCGGAGACCCCGGGATGGGGTGAATATACACCCGTTTCACAAAAAAGAAAAGGGACCGAAGTCCCTTTTCTCGTGTCGCCGATTAGGCGCCGGCAGAGCCCCACATACCGAGGGGGTCAGACCAGCCGAAGCTATAACGCTCGCGAGCCTTGTAACGCACGTTGCCAGTGTCAAAGTCACCGTCCATGCTGTTGGTCAGGGCTGAACGCTCGAAGTGCTTCAAGCCGTTTGGCACGTCAGTCGTCAAGAACCAGGCATTGCTGTCGGTCAAGAAGTGGTTGACGGTGTAGCCACCAGGGATAGCACCCATTTGCTTCAACGCGTTGATGTCGTTGTCAGCAGTACCGACGCGGAGTTCGGTATCCAACAAACGCTTAGCAACGAACATCAAAGCTGGTGGGATGACCATCTTGACTGGCTTAGCAGCGATCAACAGACCGCGTTCATCAGTCCACGCAGCGATCTGAATCACGGCGTTTTCCAACGAAGTTTCGTTCAAGTCAACAGCGGTAGTTGGGCTGTTGTAGTTCACAGAGCCGTTCACCAATGGGTGACCAACACGTGAGCCACCAGAGCTAACGCCGAACAATGACACACCGTCACCACCCAAGTAGCTGCCGCTGAAACCGTTGTTGATGACGGATGCAGCTTTCACTTGCTTGGTGTAGGCCATGGCGCGAGCCAAAGACTTGGTGTAACGAGCAGACAGGCTGTCGTACAAGTTGTCTTCAACTGCTTCTTCCGTGATGGAGAAGCCGAGCGCAATGGTCTCGTGGTTGTAGCGAGCTGTGAACGCTTCTTGTGCGTTGTCAAAAGCGATGGCAGAGCCTTCGTTCTTAACAGGTGCAGCACCAAAGCCAGCCAGCTTGGTTTCTTCTTCGAAGCTACGCTCAGATTTCTCTGTTTCGTAGATTTCTTTGTGCTCTTCGCCGTAGCGTGCGTATTCCATGCCGAACAAAGCGTTCAGGCCTGGCAGCAATTCTTTGAGCAGTTGTGCGCGTGAAATAGCCATTTATTTACTCCTTACAGACCAACGGCGTTGGAATAGCTGTGGTAGCCGGGGTTGAATTTCACCAAGATGTCGGTGTACGCGTCGCCAACTTGTGAAGTTGTGCTGTTCACAAAACCAACGATGCGGAAAGCAGCGGTAGTAGTGATAGCAGTAGCGTTCACAGCCACGTTGCTGTTGCCGTTGGTGGTCGAACCAGTGCTTGTGGACTGGGCGTTAGCCAAGTACACGTTGTTGCCCAATTCAGTTTGGCTGATAACGCCAGCTGCTTGAACTTGGAACACGGTGCGGTCGTCATCAATCACGAGTGCCTGAACCACACCAGTTGTGCTGGCAGGGTAGTACTGTGAATAGATCACTTGGCCTTGAGCGTTCACATACGAACAACCCACGAACACGCCAACTGCACCAGTCAAGGTACCGTTGCCGGGGAACGAGTTAGTCGTAGCGTCAGCACCAGTGCCGGTCACGAGTTGCAGATAGCCGTCATCACCAACAAAAACAATGCTGCCATTGAAAATGTTGTTTGAGTAACCGGCTGGGTTAATCAAGAACGAGCGAGTGCTACCAGCATAAGGTAGACCACCCAACTCGTTTACGGCACGGAGGCCGTAGGGAGAAGCGGTAGATGCCATTTAAGGACTCCTAAGTTACTTTGAACCTGAACCAAAACCACCGCCGCGACTGGTCGTCGACTTGCGGTCGCTGAACAGAGGCATACGGGGGTCGTTGTTTCGCATGAAGTGGTTGTCCACTGATTCCATCTGGTTCTGCGCTTGCTGGTTGTAGTACTCGTCGCGGGCACGGGCTTGTTCGGTCAGCATCTTGCAGAGCATGAGGCCGCCAATTTCCACGTTTCCTGACTTTTCGTTACCGAACAGTTGCAGTTCTGGATGGTCCTCTGCCTTCACCGGTTGCCAACCTTCGCGCATCTTGCGAGACACGTTGGATGGGTCAGCCTGGCCAAGCACGTGAGTCGCAATCCAGCGATACACATAACCAGGTTCAGGTGTTGGGTCGGGCAGAGATGTCGGCGGTACGTATACAGCACGAACATTTTTTTCGCGTGAGGCGAGCTCACGAGGTGTACGGTTTTCAGCCATTTGATTTCTCCATTTTTGCCAATTCGGCGGCATATTGTTGAGGGGTAAGTCCAAACTTCTTCGCAAGGGCAACCTGCGTTGATGTCAACTGGATTTTTTTCGCGCCCGTAGAGCGCGTAGCACCTGCAACAACCGTCGCTGGTTTCTTGGAGACTTCACTTGTACGTGGCTTGTCTTCGTCGGCCCCGAGAATCTCAGGGAACTTTGACTTCATGCGAGCATCAATCTGCTCGAAATAGACCTCACTCGCGGGAGTGATGCCTGAGTTCACTAGCTTTTGGTGCAGCCCTAGCGCGTAGCTGGTAACTTCTTCGTACCCCGCAGCACCGAACCACTGGTTTTTAGCTTGCCAGCGCAAGGTTTTTTCGTCCGGTTGCACGCGTTGGGGTTCGCGATGGCTAGTTTGTACCTCAACTTCACGCTCTTGTAAAGGGGTTGGCTTAAATTTATTTGCATCAGCCATTTTCATTTGAGCTGCCATCATCGCGGCTTGCGCCTCAACCATAGCATCCGCATCAAACGCCTCGTGAGCTTCCTTGTACTTGCGCTTGGCTGCCTCCAGCTCTGACTCGGCCAGTGTTTTGGCTTGTGTCATGAACTGCTCGGTGCCGTTGTGCAGGTTCTGCTTGAGACGCTTGTTGTCGTCAATCAGCTGTTGTGTGACCCGCTCCAGCTCTTCCTTCTCTCGGAGGATGGCCTCTTTAGCGCGACGCTCGTCGTGGCGCGCATGTGTTAACTCCTTGATGCGTTTCTTCACACCATCAGAGTACGACTCGATCTCATCTTCCGATGGGTCGGCTACCTCGCGCTCCAGCGGCTTGCGGCCACGGTCTTGCGCGGGGGTGTCGTCAACAATTTCAATCTCGAAGTCGTCGGATTCGGTCGATTTGATTTCACCGCCGGTGGCGGCTTTCTTCTCTTCGATCTCGTCCGGGAACTCGAACTCGTCGTTCAGGCTCATAGTTTCTCCTTAAGCGCGGGTGATACCGCGGGGGTCTTGCACAACAGCTTCTACCTGATCGTCATTGAGCAGGCGGAATTCTTTTCCGAAAATTTTGAAACGCGTACCGGAATACGTACGCACGAGCACGAAGTCACCTTCCTTGCACCAGGCACCGCCCGGAAACTTGGTTGTGTCTTTGTACGCGTCTGGACCCACACGCAGCACGAACAGCACGGTGGTGCCGTGCTCTTCATTACGCATGCTTGCAGCGTCACGAACCAGATCGAGGGACGTGCCCGCAATCTTCTCGTCCACTTCTGGGACCACACAGAGCAGCTTCCAACCTGTTGGCGTTGGCAGTGCACCTGCTTTGGTTTCGTTGTCAGCACCCTCGTCCGGCTCGTCGACCGGTTGAATGTGCGCTGGTAGCGCGATACCTGGCGGCAGGATGAGACCCGCTTCGTTAGGATTCGTCATTTGCTTTCTCCACTTTCTTTGCAAGGTCGATGATGTATTGCTCTGCGATAGCAAGACCCTGAATCACACCGCAGAGTTTTTGATACTGGTCGAACGACTGGCAGACCCCGCTGGCGAGGTCGTCACAGTAGTTGTTCATATCTTGGCGTACTTGTTCGCGCAGTACGCGTGCGAATTCGGAAATCATTTAGCTGGCTTCTCCTGTGGTTGTTGTGGCTTCGCCTTCTCCTGGCGGCTTCGTGCGATCTCGATGCCCATGCGGACACCGTCTCGTTCTTGGTCAGCTTGGAGTTTGTCGGCTTGGCCGGCGGCCATGACAGCCAGCTTCTTCTCCTCCAACTGCAACTTGTCTGCCTGCGCGGCTGCGTCGATCTTGAGCTTTTGCTCTTTGACGGCAACTTCGCGGTCCTTGAGCTGCAACTCTTGTTGCTGCATCTGCACCACTGGGTCTTGCTGTTGCTGCTGTGCTTGTTGCTGAGCCTGCTGTGCTTGGCTCTGCTGCAACACCTGCTGCGCGGCCTGGGCCATCATGCTCGACAAAGCCAACTCGACTTCTGGTGGGAGCTTCTCGTCCTCGGGTGGCAACGCCACGCCCATCTGCTGCTCGATCTTCTGACGGTACGCAAAGCCAACGTGCTCAGCTATGTGCGCCATGGCAGCCGCTTGAATCTGGGCAGCCTTGGGGCTTTGACCAACCAGCTGCATGATGTTGGGGTCTTGCATAGCCGACATGTGCACCTTGATGTGCGACTCGTGGTCTTGGTACATGAACGCCTTGACCGGCTCGTTCTTGAGCAAAGCCATGTTTTCGGACACTGGGTCCTTGGGCTTTTGGTCGTCTTCCAAAGGCACGAGCTTGTCTGCGTTCTTGATGCCCAGCACCTCAAGCATCTTGCGATGCAACTGGGGCAGGTCGTAAATGTCAGGCGCCATCTGGGCCATCTGAATCACGGCTTGGTACTGCACAACGCGCTGTGACATGGTCGCAGCATTGGGGTCGCTCACGGGGATGATGTCGACGTGGTTGTAGTCAGACTTCTTCGCGCGCGGGCTGCCGCTCTCTGGCTCGTAGTTGTACTCGTCGTCGCTGTAGTCGCGGATGATCTCAGCCAACAACTGAAGTTCTTGCTTCAAGGCGTAGTGCACGCGCGCCTGCACGGCCGTCATGACTTTCAGCTGACGCTCCAACAAAGCAAGGGTCGTGCCCACTGGGGCCTGGCCACTCATGTCGGAGATGTTCGTGTCCGCTGTGGAAGCGAAGCGACGGCCTTCCTCCACAATCTTGTCCATCAATGCGGCCAAGACGCCAGATGGCTCCTTGTAAGGCAGCGGCAAGATGTTGTCGCGCATGGCGCCAGAGCCGATGTCTACATCGCGCCACTCGCCCGGTGCAATTGGAGTGTCATCACCCTTGATGCGAAGTCCCCGTGACTTGAGACCGCCGGGCAAGTTAGACAACGTTCCAGCGTCCACCAACTGACGCATGATGCTGGTGGCCGACTTGGCGTAGCCTCCGATGAGATGGAACAGACCGAAGCCATAGGCACCGAAACCAGGAATGTACTGGTAGTGCACGAAGTGTTGTCGCTTGAGGCGCAGCTCATCATCTTCCTTCCAGTTACGACGGATGGCCAAGATGGTTCCGTCAGTTTTCAACATGGTGACGACGTACGGCAGAGCGATGCCCGTGGGTTCGCCGTCTGCGTCTTTATCCTCGTAGCCCTTCAAATCCAAGTCCACGTGGCACTCGTAAATCTCGAAGCGCTCGTCGTTCAGGTCGCTGAAACCTGTCTCTTTGTCCTTGGCCTTGCGGATGTCGTTCGACTCTTTGCTTGGGTCTGGGAGCTCCACGTCCAAGTAGAAGCCCGCGCGCTGCAACTTCACGAGGTCGTTCTCGGTCTTGCGCATGCGGTGCGTGACGCGGTAGCACGACTGGATGTCCGACGTGCCGTAAGGCAAGATCATGTCCTCGGCTGGGATGAAGATCGAAGTCTGGCGATCAAGGCTTGGGTCGAAGTAGACCTTCTTGAACGCAGAGCCCGTGGCCGGCAATGACCACAGCATGCGCTCGTGCTCAGGACGGAACTCGACCATGGTCTCAGTCAACTGGTAGTTCATGTCGGTCTCGACTCGGACCGCGGCTTCTTGCTTGGTCGGTGTCTCTTTGCCAAGAATCTTGGTGCGCACGGGGCCTTGGGCTGGGAAGGTCTCTGTGATGGTCTCTGACTGGAACCTGACCACAGCCTCTGTAATCATCGGGTGGAAGACGCCGCAGGCACCGTTCCAAGGCTCGGTGCGCTCCTCGTACTGCAAACCCAAGAGCTTGATACCCTCCACGTAGGCTTTCTCCCAGTCCTTGCGTGAGGCCAAGTCGTTCTCGATGTCGCTGAGCAAGTCGCCAGACAGCATCTCCAAGGCACTAGGGTCTACGTGCTCGGCGATGTTTTCGTTGAAATCTTCGTCAGTTTCTTCGCCAGGGATGATGTCGATCTCAAGACCGTCCATGCCGATCTTTACTTCCTCGGGGTCGATGATCTCGATCTCAATCGGCGATTCGTCCTGCGCGAGTTCTTCGAGACCTTGAGGCTGCTGGAACAGCGCCTTGTCGATATTGGTGGCCATGTGCTAAATCTTTCCTAGTAGTACGCGTGAGTTTTGCGTTTGAAGAATGTCGGTTCGTCACGCTCGTCGGAGTCCAACGGAATGAAACCACCTTGCCTGAAACGCAGCAATGCTTGGGATGTCGTGTCCACGTAGTCGTCGTGCTCGCCGTTCGGAAACGACGCAACTTCTTCGATCACTTCGCGCGCCCAGCGCGTGTCGGGTGCCCAGACTTTACCTGAGTAGAACAAGTCAGCCACTGCGTTCATACGCACGATCTTATCGTTTCCGCGGCTCGGTGTAAATTCTTGGACGAAGATGCCCATGTTCTTGAGCTCTTGGATGAGGGGCGCGCCGGCGGCTTTCTTTTCAACCACGAACGCATCTGGCTCCCACTCGCGGTAGTGTTTCAGCGCCACGGCCTTGAGCTCAGGAAACTCCATGCGGTCCTTGAACGCGTCCAGCAAGATGACCTGCGGTGTGTGATTCTCTTCCTCGTTATAGAAGACGCCCCACGTGGTGCACGCAGAATAGTCCGACCGGGTCTTGGCTTCAAAGGCCGTGTCCCAGCTCTGGATGACGTACTCACACTTGGGCGGCTCGTCGCTCTCCCAAATGCGCCAGCTCTTTCTCGACACGATGGCAGCTGAGTCCGATGTGGGCTGCTGCATGTACTGCGCGTTCCAATACTGTGGGTCCAGCGAAGCCTTCGTCGACTTCAAGGACGCCAGTGGCCACTGCTCCGGCCAGAGTGATTTCTCGTTCTCGGTGTCCTCGTTCAGAATGGCTGGCAGCTCCACGATCTCCCATGGAATCGCGTTCGGGTTCTTCATCTGGTAGTCGATCAGCCGGCCGGTCAGGTCCAGCAGACTCCACCGCGTCATGATGACTATGATCGCGCCGCCCGGCATCAAACGCTGCAAGGGGCCAGTCTGGAACCACGACCACGCCGTGTCGAACGCCAGGCGCGAGTTTGTCTTTACATCCTGTTCCGAGTGCGGGTCATCAATAACGAACAAGTCAGCACCACGACCAGCAAGAGCACCGCCGACACCAGCAGCATAGTACTGACCGCCAGCGCTTGTAGACCATTTACCAGCAGCCTTCTGGTCGGCCGCCACCTGCGTGTTGGGGAAAACTTCACGGTACTCCTCCGAGTCGAGCAGGTTTCGAATCCGTCGACCGAAGTCTTCGGACAGGCCCGCCGTGTGCGTGCCCATGATGATCTTCTTGTTAGGGTTATTACCTAGGAAGTACGCTGGGAACAGGTAGGAGCTAAACTCAGACTTGCCCATACGCGGCGCGATGTTGATGATGACGCGCTTCTTCTTGCCGTCGATCACGTCTTGGAAAATCTTGGCCAGCTTCCTGTGGTGCGGCCCGACCTTGAATCCTGGGTAGACGGCGTTGGCGAACCCGAGCATGTTCCCTTGGGCGGCCGCCAGGCTGGCGCGCTTCTCGCGCACCTCCAACATGTCGAACAGCTCCATCTTGTCTTGGAGCGACATTGTCGGCAACGCCTTTTGGAGAGCCAATAGCTCCTCCTTACTAAGCGTGGTCAGGGCGTCAAGGTTCACTCGTCGTCCGTTTCTGGTTTGGGGAGTGCGGGGGTGGGGTCTTCGGCCGGGGTGTCTTCTGACACGTCCCTTACATCGACCACGTCCACGACCTTCATGAACTTGTTCAGCTTCTCTTTGATCTTGGCCTCGAGCTCGTGGTCGCTCATCTCAGCCTTCTTGACCTCAACGCGTTCCGTGAACAGCGCCACTTCCGTGACCTTGCCCAGCATCTCAAGTGCTTTGAGTCGAATCTTGGCGTCGGGGTGTTTGGTCTCTTCGAAGATTTGCGCCACGGCGTAGCCGCGGAGCTCTTTGGCCTGCTCGACAAATTCCCAGTCGTAGGCTGCCAGCATGCCGGTGATGTGTCTTACCGCCTCGGGTGTCTTCAGGGTGGTGAGCGCTTTGCGCTGTGTGCCCTCGTCCGAGTCAGTAATCATGGCGGTGAACGCAGCCCGGGCCAACTTTTGCGTTGCCTCTGCGTGGGCGTCCTCATCGGGAGGCGCGCCGATCTCTTCCAGCCAATCAGCTGTAGCCACCTGTGCGTCAAGCACGGTAGCTGGCCCCATCTCGTCGATGGGCTTGAAGTTTCCAGACGGTGTGGGTTCCGGATTAAATTGCACCAAATCTTCAAACAAGCGAAGGCTCCTGTTGTCACCTCGATGCGCGGAGTGTACACTCATTTCCGGTAGTGCGGCAAGCAGTTGCCTGCATTGCTTCTCCTCTGGGGTAAAACCCATTCAGCCCCGGCATCAAACCCGGGGCTTTTTTTTCGCCTGGCATTTGACAAAAACCTGGCCAATTTTTTATAAAATTTTTGATGTAATACTTTTGGCTATAAGTGGACAGTGTTTGACAAATTTGCTGAAAGTCGATGTGGAACAGTGTTCATACGCGACGGCCATGGGTACGTCAAAAAGGGGATGTGGGGGGTAGGTGGGGTTCGGAACTGGCCGATTTGGGTGTTGTCAACCCCTTTTGAAAACGTGTTGTCATACAATAGAGGCATCGAGTAGGGAATGGTTCTCTGCTTGATACATAACCAAAGGAAATATCATGACTTCAATCAACATTCAATCTATCGCCGCCAAGTACGAAGCCTTCTTGCAGGCTGGCATGTCATACGGTGACGCACTAAGCCAAGCCGCCGCCGCGCTCGGTGGGACACCATGTCCCACGCTACTAGAGGCACTGGCCAAGGTACACGCCAAGAAGTACCAGTGCAACTACACATGGAACGCCGCAGGCTCTGCCGTGTTCTATGACGGCGACGAATCAACCCGCGACACCCGCAACGACTCGGCCCGTAAGTCTTGGGAGCGCAACGTCATGGTGCATTTCAAGTCCACCGAGCGAGCACGCGCCGAGCCAACCAAGATGCGCGTGACTGCCGCCGAGCGCGAAGCCTTCAAAGCCTTCTTGGCCGCTTGTGGTGGCGACAAGAAACGTGCCGCCGCTGTCTTCAAAGCACTCAATGCGTAATGCGTGGGACACCGTGTCCCACCAACGTGTTTTACAAAACCTACGCAGAAGGGCGGGAGCGCCTCGCCTGACTGCTGTTCCATTCCGTGTCCACCGCGCTTCGTTGCGCATTTATTCCCACAAACCTATTTTGGAGAAGCCAGCATGAAAACCGTCACGCTCAGCACGTATCACCCATGGGGTTCGTCAGGCTACGCCTTCGACCTGTTCTACCGCAACAAGCTAATCAAAACATTCGAGGGCCACGAATACGACACGCTGTACAAGATGGCCAAGGCATGGGCGCTGGTGCAAGGCTTCACACACTACCGCCACAGCGGCACGATGGGGGCACTATGAAACAACTACCCCTCACACTGCCCGTCTATGTGGCTTGGTATCGTGAGCGCTTGCGCGCCTTGCGTGAGGAGCACCGCCTCCTCGCTATCGCAGACCATCGACGCCGTGGGACACCATGTCCCACCAACTTGTTTTGGAGAAGTCATGGGTAAGGCATACCCACCTGAAACAGGCGAAATACCCACTAAAGCCATAGTAGTGGACAAGGGGTGGGCCACCCTCAAACCCGCATGGATATTAGCGAACCCACACCCAGCACCCACTACACCTATATATATATAAATAGATTTATTAAGATATATATATAAAGTGGGTCACGTGGGTGTGGTTAGGCGTTAATACAAATAGGTTTTTACCCTTTTTGGCGATAGCGTTCTTGCTACGAGATAGGTCTTGTGGGTACACCCCCCCTAAAACGATGTATACTCGGGGCTCAAAATATCACCCACCATACTGTCCACCACCATGGCTTTAGTGGGTATCTGCAACTTGCCTAGTGGGTATCCCACGGCAAAACGTAAGGAGTAAGTATGACTATTGACGTGGAATCACTGCCTGCGGCGGCCATGTGCACCGTATGCAAAGCGATCAAACCCCTCGCTGAATTCAAAGCCAAAGCCACCAAGGCGCAGTCGAAGGCTTGGGGGTTCGCGGGAGCTGTCACCCTTGAGTACGAATCAAGCCGATGCAAATCATGTCAGCCCAAGAAAAAGCCCATCGACAAGCTACGCCGCGACGAGCTACTGGCCAAGGTCAAATCGGGCGAACTCTCTCAATACATTGTTGATAGAGAAATCGAGAAGCGCGAAGCAAGCCGAGCAAACAAAGGGCGTGACGCAATCACGAAGCGGTGGGGCCAGATATATCGTGAGTCGTGGGACGTAATGCTTGAGCCGCTAGGCAAAGAGATCGCCGCCGTGAAAGACCAGCTACGTAAGCACAACCAACGCGCGGCGTACAACCAGTGCCCAAACACCAAAGACCATCTCGAATACTACCTAGAGATGCTCGAATCCATCCGCGCCCACTCAAAACTGGAGCGCCTGAAAGAACAACGCCGAGCGCCTAGCGCACGGTGGCAAGATTACGTCGAGGCCAACGAACGGTTTGGCGTGGGCGAACGGTGGAGAGCAATCTCCACAGAGATGCAGTGGAAGCTGAGAGTGCCGAAGCTGTGGGATTAAACCCGTGGGACAACCTGTCCCACCAACAAGGAGAAGCAATGAGTATTAGGTTCAATTCAGACGAGATGGAACTGTTCGAGCATAGCGGCTATGTGTGTGCCTTGCGCACCGCGCAGACCAGTGCTAACCAACCGCCGTGGTATCAGGGCTTGATGTATCGCAAGGACGGCACCCACAACCAGTCGAACTGGTACACCAAGCCAGAAGACGCAATAAAGATGGCGCGGGTCATGGTCAACCAAGAAAAGAATGGGGCGTACAGATGACACACGACGAAGACAGCTACACGGGCGACCTGTTTGAGTACCGTGGTGTGGTGTGCCAACTGGTGTATCGCTACCCGTGGTACTCAGGCCCCGAAGCCGCAGAGGAAGAAAGAGCATGGGGCACAGTGATTTACTGGCCCGATGGCGAGGTACTCAAGATGGCACGAATACACAACACACCCGAGGACGCCGTGCGCTATGCCAAAGTAGAGGTGCGCCATGCCGAGAAAGAACCCCGTGGGACACCCTGTCCCACCACCGTGGCTACTACGGTCTAGTAGCAACTTGTTTAGGAGAAACCATGACAATGAGAAACCAGATCAAGACACCAGAGCAACGTGCCAAGGCACTGCGCCAAGCCGAGGGCATCATGGAGCTACTAGCCGCCGCGATGCCGCTCATGAACCCCAATACGCCTGAGTTCGAGAAGGCGTGCAACCTGTACGCACAGGGCGTACTAATCAAAGCAAACATTCAATCACGAGGAGAGACAGCATGAGTTACACAAACTACAACGGTGACGACACCATCGACAGCCGCGAGCTGGCCGAGCTACTAACTGAAATGGCCACAGACAGGGCGGCGCTAGTCGATGCTGTGGACGAAGCCGATACCGAGGACGACAAGGAGGCGGCGCAAGAAAACCTCGACGCATGGGACGACGAGCATGGCGAGGAGTACAAGGCGCTCGAAGAATTCTGTAACGAGGCCGAGCAATACTGCTCCGACTGGCACCATGGGGTGCAGTTGATTCTGGACGAGCACTGGACGGAGTATGCCGAGCAACTGACCGATGACTTGGGCGCTATACCACGCAACATGCCAACCTATGTCGTGATTGACTGGGAGGCGACAGCCGACAACCTCAAGGCTGACTACACCGCCGTGGAGTGGGGTGCCTACACATATTGGGTGCGGTGATGGAGTACGAATGGATGCTGTCCCCCGCCATATTAAGTAGCGCCAAGAACCCAGAGGGTTTGTTCGAGGTGAAGACATTGCGTCTGCACTTGCTTGATTTAACTAGGCAGAACGAATCTCTCGGGTACGTTGAGCAGCGCTGGTCAAGCAGTGGAGACAGGCGCTATTACTTCTTAACTGTGTTGCGTGGCGACCGTATCAACGACCAACATATACCTGACATGCGATCAGGCATGGACATACTCGACCTTGTGTCGAGAGAAAGGAAAGTAGATGAATAACGAACCTTGGCTAAGCGAACCCCTCGAACATTTGTTTGAGTCGCACGGGTTCGTGTGCCTTGCAAGACGGCGCACCGTGATGGATTCGTGGTGCGGGTACATCTACCTACCAAGCACACACCCTGACTTCGGCGCACATTATGACGATGCCGTGGTAGATGTGCATGGTGGGCTGACGTATGCAGACCCAGAGAGTGACGGTGTGTGGTGCTTCGGCTTCGACTGTTCGCACTACATGGACGTGCGCCCTAACAGCAAGGTGTACTACGACGAATTGGATAACGACCCGTTCGCCGATGCAACATGGAAGTCCCTCGACTTCGTAATCAACGAGCTAGATAACCTAGCAAAACAATTTAAGGAGAGAGAGCAATGACATACAAACTTTACAAACTACGCGCCTTCATCAATGGGGTGTGGGAGTTCCGTTCGCACTACACCACGTGGTACGCAGACTGGGGCTTGATGCGGGCCTATGACCATGGCCGTGAGTGGGCGCACAAGATAACGCTACGCCACTATGAGTAAGCTACCAAGCAAAGAGCTGCGAACGATGTGGGTGCAATTCGTTGCACACCACAAGGGGATTGGCATTAGTGTGCTCAAGCTAATGCGCCACCCCGATGCGACACCTGAACAGGTGTGGGAGCTTCACCTCAAGTACACCGAGGTGATGCAGAAGTACAACGACCTCCGCAAGATTTTGTGTGAGCGATACCCTGACCATGGGTACATGATGATGGCACCACCTTGGCACAACAAGGAGATATGAATGACCGTCATCACATTTGTTTTGGTTTGCCGATTGATTGACTTTTTATTTTTGGAGGATTGATATGCCACGAGTAATAGAGAAACTTGTTTACAAGTACAACGAGCTGAGTGAGAAGGCCAAGGAGCGAGTGCACCAGTGGTACTGCGACGACTGCATGGGCTACGACTGGTGGGAGTTCACGATCGACGACCTAAAGTCACAGGGGCCAGAGAAAGGGTTCGACGTTGACGAGATAAATTTCTCAGGCTTCTACTCACAGGGTGACTACGCCTCATGGAATGGGTCAATACGTATCGCTGACTTTCTTGACGCACACCTCACACCTGAGCACACCGACTATGCACGCTACCTAATACTGCGTGACCTGATCGACGACGACTGGGTACAGCATAGGGTGAGCGTGAGCAATCGCCAATACCGTGGCCATGTCACTACGGTAGAGGAACCCGAGGACTACACGTACCGCGCAGTAGACGAGCCTGACGTACTAACACACGGCATGTTCAAAGGTGTGAACGTCGAGAACATCGGGCGTGAGATCGACATAGATGGGTTGCTCAGCTCACTGCATGAGTGGATGCAGACCGAGGCGGGTGAGTATGCACGTCGCTGTTACAAGCAACTAGAGGAGGAGTACGAGTGGTTGTGTTCGCCTGAGCAGATCGCTGACGCGTGTGAGCACAACGAGTGGGAGTTTGACGAGGATGGGCGCACCCTCTGACTTCACTATCAACATCTTTCTGTGGGACACGGTGTCCCACGCAAAACATGGACGCAAAAGAAACCAAAGACTGGTGGGTGCAATGCACCCCAACACTACTCACCATCGCTGGCATTGACCACGAGGTGTTCAACAACGGTCAGCACATTCGCATAGACCACAACGGGTTGCGCTACGAAGCATGGCCTAGCAGTGGTATGTGGTTGCTACTCGCAGACCCGAAGAAACCCGCAACCAAATCGAACATCGTGTATCAGCAGTTCGGTATGCGCAGACTTATCAACAAACTAACCAAGGAGAAAACCGATGGGCTACCGCAGTGACGTGGCATACGCCATTCAATTCAAAGACGCAAACGAGCGTGCAACATTCAGAGATGTAGTGCTGCACAAGAACGATGCGTGGATGACACAGGCAATCAACGAGACACGAGACCACGAAGACAAGTACATCGTGTTCAAGATCGACGATGTGAAGTGGTATGAGAGCTACCCCGATGTAGCTTCGCACTACAAACTCATGTCCGAAGCCGAGGAAGTATTCGAGGCCAGCTTCCGTTTCCTAGCAATAGGTGAAGACGGAGCCGAAGAATACAGAGCAGGCGGCAATGACGCAGACGAGTTGTACGACATGATTCATGCAACGCACCAACTGCACACAACTTTTTAAACCCTAGGAGAAAACCATGTATAGCAATTCAGTTCAATCACTTCCACTAATCGACAGCTACGAAGCTGCACAGACGTACTATGCCAAGACCAAGAAGCCACCACGTGCTAGGGCATGGCAAGACAACCAGCGGCCACTACGCAACGCACGCTTGCATCACTACCGCATCGAGCACCACACACAGGCTGACGGGCAAGAGTGGTATGACCTCATGTTGTATCGCACACCCATGGCACGCTACTACAAACCAGAGGGCTCACGCCGCCGCGTACTACTAAACGGTAGCAACACCAACTTGTCGAATCAGTATCGTTGGTCAGTGCTTCGGTATGGTCGCCGCTTCGAGACGCAAGCAGTGTTCGAGGGTATGGAGTACACAGCGATCGTGCCAGTACACGTACGCAACAGCATCACAGACAAGGGTGAGCAGTTCTGTGTTGACATGTGGTTCGATGACTACGTGTTGGATGTGAAGGCATCAAGTCACACACGCCACTACACACGCAAGTCGAGCGCCGAAGACAAACAACACCGCAAGGATGTGAAGCAATCGTTGCAGGCTATCCTGTTCATGGCGGCGATGAAGCTGCCTGACTATGAGCGTGAGGAAACCATCTCCCCAAGCTACATGTATGCGTTCCACAACGAGGCGACACCAGACACAGCCGAGCGCTACGCTATGCAGAGCTTGGTCAATGGTGACTTCAATCAGACAGTGCTTGATTCGTTCTTACGTATCACTGCACCGAAGGTATACGCGTCAATGGCTACGCATCGTGCGCACAACGAAGGCAAACTCAAACAACACCGCGATCTGCACAACTGGGTTAGCGGTCGGGGCTATGTGGCTACGGGTGCAGTGCAGACCACACCCAGTGAGTTAGAGCAACGTATTACTGAGAAAGAATTGGAGGCACGTTTGTGGGAAACCATCAAGCGCCATACCACACTGTGCGGTCAGTCCGAAGCCGTCGAGCTACCTCAGTTCGCCGATGTGTTGCCTCGTAGCAACATCACTACCTATCCATGACGTGTTGTCAAGTCTTTGACAACTCTGATATAATCAACACCGTGGCCACTGCGGTTCAGTGGCAAACAACTTTTAACTTTCTAGGAAATCATCATGCGTAACTTTCTCTCATTCTCTCAAGTGTCTAACCTCGTGGCCGCTATCGGTGACAAGCGCACAGTAATAGTCGAGGGCGAAAACGGTATCGGTAAGACTGGCCTGTTCCATGCCATCAAGAAGATGCCACAGTTTGCCAATCACATTGCCGTTGACCCAATCGACTGTACCCAACTGTCTGACGGTAGCGTGTGGATGCCCGACCTCGATCGTGAGAACGGTGTGTCACGTGAGTTGCCTAACGAGCGCTTCGGTGTGACCAAGACCAATCAGCTAGGTGTCAATGGTGCCAAGCCTGTGTTGATCTTCTTGGACGAGATCGCTAAGGCTCCGCAGTTCATCAAGAACGTGCTGGCTCCGATCATCTATGAGCGTCGCGTTGGTAACTACCATCTGCCCGAGGGTAGCGTTGTGTTCTGCGCTACCAACCTGAGCACCGAGGGTCTAGGCGATTCGATTCAGGCTCACTTGCGTAACCGTCTGGTGTTCGTCAAGATGCGTAAGCCTTCGGCTGACGAGTGGATTAGCTGGGCGATCGACCGTGGCCTCAACGAGAAGGTCATCACCTTCGTGTCACAACATAGCAACGTCATGGATTCTTTCCTCGACTACGAGAAGGGCGGCAAGCACGAGGGTAAGAAGCAAGACAAGGACAACGGCTACATCTTCAACCCTCGCTCTATGCAACTGGCATACGCATCACCTCGCTCATTGCACGCAGCGTCTGACATCATCACTGCCTGTGACGGTATCGTTGACGACGACACGATGGAGACAGCGTTGGTCGGTGCAGTAGGCGAGGCGACAGCCGAGGCCATGGGTGCGTTCATTCGCTTCGGTCGTGACATTGCATCGTTCGAGTCAGTGGTTGCCGCACCTGATAAGGCGGCGCTGTCTGACAACCCTACGGCGCAGTTGTTGCAGGTGTATCAGTTCATCACACGTGTGGAGAATCGTGCCGAGGCCGAGGCTGTGGTCAAGTACGTGTTGCGTATGCGTACCGAGATGCAGTCACTGTTCTGCAATACGTTGGCCAACAGCCAACGCTTGTCTCTGTTCGTGACACTGAGCGAGTTTGCCAAGATGCTGGCCGCGCATCGTGACCTGTTCAACACTAAGTAATCAACGGGGCTTCGGCCCCATCTAGGAGAAACAAAATGAGCTTCGAGAAAATGACACTACACCGCCGCGTCGAGGCGGTCAACATCGACTGTATGCGTAACAAAGATTTCGCACTACTGTCTGGCATCATCTGTATGGGTAAGTCTGACGTTAAGGATGACCTGCCTACTGCTGGCACTGACGGCAAGAACAAGTACTACGGTGCTGACTTCATCAAGGACATGACGCGCAAGCAACTGCGCTACCTCGTGTTGCATGAGAACTTCCACGTTGCACTCAAGCACTGCATCGCATACCGCCCACTAGAAGATCGCTTCGGTGGCCCACTGTGTAACGTGGCTATGGACTACGTGGTGAACGGCTTGATCGAGGAGCTTGACCCTGCGCTCAACTTTGTTGACCGTCCTACTGCTGTGCCCCCATTGGTTGACCCCAAGTACAAGGGCATGTCCTTTCCGCAGGTGCTCAAGTCTTTGGTTGACGACATGAAGGCCAACGGCCAAGACCCTGAGCAGATGAAGAAAGATGCTGACGCTATGCAGAAGGCATTGGAGGAGATGCTAGGCAAGTGTCTCGACGAGCACATGCACGGCGATGCTGAGGATGACGACAAGGAGATGACCGAGCAAGAGATCAACAAACTCTCTAAGGACATTGACGATGCCAACCATCAAGGTGCCCTGCTTGCACAGAAGCTACGCGGCAATGGTGCTGGTGGTCGTGACATCTTCGAGCTGGCCGCTGAGCGTGCGACTAACTGGCAGGATGCGCTGCGTGACTTCTTGTCGAGTGTGTGCCAAGGTGACGAGCAGTCGCGCTTCTGCCCTCCCAACAAACGCTTGCTTGCGTCAGGCTTCATCATGCCTTCGCACTTCACTGAGACGATCGGTGAGATCGTGATTGCGTGTGACACGTCAGGCTCTATGCACCCGTACTACTCGACCATCTTCGGTGAGATCGCACGTATCTGTAGCAGTGTGCGTCCCGAGGGTGTGCGTGTGTTGTGGTGGGACACATCCGTGTGCGGCGATCAGGAGTTCAAGCCTGACCAGTACGACCAGATCGCTACGCTCATGTCACCCAAGGGTGGCGGCGGCACCACCGTGTCGTGTGTTGCTAAGTACATTGCCAAGAAGAAGCTCACACCTAAGTGCGTGATCTATCTGACTGACGGCTACATCGAGAGCGACTATGAGGTGCCCAAGCTCCCCGTGTTGTTCGGCGTTGTAGATAACGATGACTTCGTACCGCACACGGGCAAGGTTGTGCGCATCAAGCCATGAGCGAGGTGCTTATCGAGTGGGAGTGGGACGACCTGTCTGCCGATGGTAGCGCTGATGGTGAGTCATGGTCGCGCCCTCCCTTCACAGTTGAGTATGAGTTCAACATCAACACCAGTTTGTTCGACGTGTATGTGTACTCCAACCGAGGCGCCAATACAGAATGGTGGAACGTGCGTGCATGGTACGTGCACCCCAAGGACAAAGAAGCCGTAGGCGAATCACTACTGGCGTTGTGTGAACAGCGCTATGCACAGGAGAATCCAAATGGATGACGTAGCAATATACGAGTTCAGTAGCGTTGAGCATTGGGTTCCACCGTTCAAAATTATTGTGACGGGTTCTGGTGCTCATGTGAGGGACAAGATGGACTACACGGTTGCACAGGTGATTACGCCTAGCAGGTACACGCCTGACGAGAAGGTGCGAGTAGGTCAAACTGTGGTCACCATGCTTGAGCTACGCCACGCTAACTGGGAGGCATCGCTGTGATTCAAGAGATCATGTTTATGCAGGACAGAAAGGTGGAGTGGGACTTCAAAGGCTATTGTGTTGTGCGGCCATACCCGCGCAAAGGGTACGCCTGTATTCACACGTGGCACTTAGCTTGGTTCACTCTCGACGGAACCAACGATGCGGAGGACTTAGCCAACGTGCGCACTCTCTGTGAAATTCACTATCAACAATCTTTTTCGGGAGAAGCAAATGAAAAAACTGCGTGAGCTTTACGTGAGGTTTCGGTGGTGGCGTGAGACGCGTGGCATGTCTGCGCTTGGTCTTGAGCTACGTGATGCACTGATGACGGACACGTGGATTAAAGAAACCTACACACTCAAGCACGAGCGATCAGGTATTGAGTTGTGGATTGGTGAGTCCGCTAGGTTCTGCAAGGTGTATCGCGTACCGCACGTGCACATGAAAGACGAGGACAAGGAGAACGCACTCAACAAGAAGGACCGCGAGGCAATTCACAGGTGGATTAAACGACTGCTTAATAAAGTAGAAGCCACCAAGCCTGAGCAAATCATGAGCGTGCTGCTTGCATCAAGGTACAAAGATGACTGAGCCGAAGATCAGTTGGTATTGGGAACCAACCATGATCGACCTAGATGAACGTGGTTTCTATTGGGTGCCAACAAGGATTGGGTCTCACGTGTGCGTGGTGAAATGCAAAGCCGCACGTATGCAAGCTCACTGGAGTGTGTGTCGTGTCGTGTTCGACCATCACGCACCCACAGAAACCATGCAACAAACAATGGACACATTGTTGGACGTGTGCCGTATGCGGTACGCTGACGAATTAATTAACCAAGGAGAAACAAAATGACACCAACGTACAACATATCAACCTGCGCAATGCTCGCCGAGTTCAACGCTTCTGTGTGGACAGCACGCAAGCTAGACAAGGGAGCCACTGACGAGATCGTGTCGTCAAAGAACGCACAAGCCAAAGACGCAGCGCGTGTGAACAAGTCACTACTAGCTGGCCGCAATGAGTTGGAGACAATTCAATCTATGGTCAATCGTGCACGTACCTATGTGTATGACAACACGTTGCCATGGTCTGACTCTGGCTTGCGTTTGTTGCCGACCACCAACTTCATGGCCTTCGCTGAGCGCATGTCGCAGTTCGAGGAGGAGTTCGAGCGCCTAGTCGCGGAGTTCTTGAACATCTACCCCACACTAATCACGGCTCAGGCTATGGCGTTGGGTGACATGTTCAAGCGCGACGAATACCCCACGGCCAACGAGATCGCACGTAAGTTCTCTTTCCGTCTCAACTACATGCCTGTGCCTACTGCTGGTGACTTCCGTGTAGACGTGGGCAACGAAGCACAGGCCGAGTTGAAGGCCAAACTAGAGGAGCTGGCCGCTGAGCGTGTTGATGCTGCCATGGCAGACATTCGCCGCCGTCTTGGTGAGCACTTGAAGCGCATGTCCGACCGACTGACGACCGACTACGTGGGTGGTGAAGCTAAGCAACGCCGATTCCATGACACGTTGGTGGTTGGTGCGATCGAGCTGTGCGACATGACCCGTGCGTTGAACGTGACGGGCGACAAAGAACTAGAGACAGCGCGCAGTGAACTGTCCGAGCTGCTGGTGGGCATCACACCGCAGGAGTTGCGCAAGAACGAAGCCGTCCGTCAGGACACCAAGAAGGCAGTCGATGCACTGCTGAGCAAGTTTAATTTTTAAGGAGGTTGTATGGCACACATTGAACCATGTCCTTTTTGTGGACACGTGGGGTTGGATTTCTCTGACGGAAGTACATACCGCTGGGGGCTAGTAAGTTGCGGCGGTTGCGGCACATCTATGGAGGTCAGGCGTAGCTACCCAGACGACTTCAAGTGGCACAAAGAAGGCGTGGAGTTGTGGAATACACGCACACCAACACGTGAATTGGTTGCTATGAAAATCGAAGACGAGTACGTGCGCAACTACCTGTGGGAACGCGGGTTGATTGCCGTGGACGAAGACCCAAAGTTACGTGAGGAGAAACAATGACAAAACTAGACAGCACAGGCACAGTCGCCGTAGATCACAACTACTTCTGGTTGCCCATCGACACATGCCCACGCGGCGTGAAGGTTCAACTGTTGGGTGCAGGAGGCGTGGCCATGTACGGTACGTACAACGGCAAAGACAAGTTCTATACGCATTGGGCACCACTGCCCAAGTTGAAGAAGGAGTAACACATGGAAGCCCATGACATCTGGGTGAGTGACGCGCAGAAGATTGGTTTCAACCTTGGCACCATCTGGTTCAAGTTCAGCGCGTTGGATGCGAGCAAGGGGATGCGCACTATACAGGTGTCATACACGGGCGTCATGCCTCGTGACCCTGCGGAATTCCCTAACGGCAACGCCAAGAAGGTCTACGCTATCTGTTGTAAGTTCAAGGTCAAGGCCAATGAGTACGACCGTGCCAAGGCCAACGAGTTGTGTGAGAACTTAGCGACTATGTTTGCCATCAAACACAACGTCTCATGGGAGATATGGCAACGTATTCGTGAGAACAAAAAGTTTGCTGACCATCTTGTACAGCCGTACAGACCCGATGTAAAATCTTTGACAATCCATTTAGAAACAATCATGCAAGCCTATAAGGAGCAGTGGTGATGCACCAGAAACAAAACGTACCGTATGACACAGGCAAAGTGAAGATTGGTTTGTTATACCAACCACCGCCTGCACAAATGTCGGAGGACGAGGAGAAGATTCAAGCAGCACTGCTTGGTATCCGACAACCGTTCTCTGATTTAACCCGCACCCTCGTGCAGTTGGGTACAGCAGTCGCTGTGCTCGTTGCCATTGGGTATCTTTTCACACGTTAGGAGAAAGCAATGCCAGACATGCAAACAGCGCTCAAAGAAGCGTTAAACGAATGGGACGACTCACTGGGTCGTCATCAAGTAGAGAAGCAACAACCAACCCCACTACCCGAGGTAACTCAAATGCAAGTAACACATAACCCACGCGGCCAACGCCCAACCCCCGAGAATGAAAGCGCACGTCGTGAGCTGTTCTACCACATCAAAGGCAATCCCGAGAGTTCGCTGCAAGACCTAGCAGATTGTGGTTTCGATCACGGCACAACATCCACACACTTGAGCACGCTGTATTTCAACGGCAAGCTGTTGCGCAAACAAATCAAAGCACAACGTCGTATTCATGGTGGCGTGTTGACTATGCGTGATGTGTTCGTGTATAGCGTTGGGGTGCCTGAGTACGATGACATCCCAGCCGTTGTACCCAACAAGAAGGCCAAGAAGATTCGCATCCATAAGAAGGGTAAACATGTCGATGCCGCGCCACAAGCGCATGGTATCGCCGCTTTGCCTGTGGAGAAAACCAAGGAAGAAAGCGAACGCATCGGACGGCCAACGCACACCCGCATCCCTCGCCCTCCTATGGAGACGTTCATCGCACCACAACCAGAAGCGGTCAAGCCACCACGCATCGCACTCACTGCGTCCTACGTCATCGACAACATCTCTCTGTCCGAGGCAGTCTTGCTTCACGCTGAGCTCAAGAAGATGTTGGGTTAATCATGGAGATACCCCGTCACTTTCGTAAGCAGATCGACGCTTACTCCCGTGCGGGGTTCAACGTGATTGACATTGAATTCAGGGCAGGTGCTCATGCCAAGTTAACCTTTGCAGAGTTTCCGGAGCCCCAATTCGTGACCAAGAACGCGGAAGAACCCCGCGCCTTAAAAAACAATATCGCACGGTACAGGCGCTTAGCCGCCGTGCACAAGGAGAAACAATGAAACACACCGTAGAGAAATCTTTTCAGTCAGTCTTTCCGTTTGTCGTCACCATGGCGTGCATGTATGGTATCGGCGCTTTCACTTCGGCAAGCTGGGACTTAGCTGACTGGACGGCAGACCTTCGCGCAGTCATGTCTGTGTGGGCTGTTGTCTTCGGCTTCATGCTGTGGATTCGTTTGGAGCAAACACGTGCAGACTGACCAACCCCTCTCCACCTATGACCCCATCAAAGGATGCTTTGTTTTGAACAACCCAACACCACCCATCATCAATGCGTTCCACCCTGACTACGTGAAGACGTACATGCCTGAGATTCTGACAGCCATCAAGGCAGACGACACCCGCTTGGGTGCAGGTGAGACGTTGAGCAAACACGTTACAGAGAAGCGCAAGACCAATCCACTGCACGGCTTCGTGCATGGTGTATCGAAAGCAGCGAAGCCTTTGAAGGTAGACCTGACACCACGCGAGTTCCACATCTACAACAAAGCAGGTGCCAAGAATGTTGGCCCGAAAGGAAAGAAGAAATGACACACGGTGACGGCGGCAAGGGCTCCCAACAACGCCCAACAAACTACAAGTCGTTCTCCGAACACTTCGACAACATCTTTAGAAAGCAGGACGATGCCAAAGCAGAAGACGACGAGTTCGAGCGCATCCAGCGAGAGCAAGAGCAGCGCATGGGAAATCATCAAGACGATGTACGCCGTTCAACGTAGTCAAGGTAGTTACCGCATGACCGAGGGACGCGCACTGCGTTGCAAGGTTTGCGGTGACGTGTTTGTAAACATACAAGAAGCAAAGGCACACAAACATGAAGTGCGTTAAATGTGGGGGTGAGGCATCCGTATTGGAGACACGCCCCCTACACGCTGATACCGTTACACGCAGGACACGAAAGTGCGCCGTGTGTGACCACAAGTTCGCAACCTATGAAGTAGACGAGGGTATATGGAAGTCAGTCAGGAAAGTAATACCGGCACACGCCGATGCAATCGAGAAGAAAAAGATTCGCTTCGTGCGCAATCAACACATCGCCGCGCTACTAAGGCAAGGCGAGAAACACTCGTACATAGCGAACAAGTTCGGACTGTGCGACAGCATGATAAGCACGATAGCTGCCGAGATGGGAATCCCTTCGCGGCGCACTGGCCTTTTACGCGAGTGGAGGGCAAACGCCTCGAAGAAGCGCACAAGGCCTTCAAGAGCAAAGAAACCAATTCTGTAGGAGAAGCAACATGGTAGAGACAACGATTAAAGCAGACGACATTCAAGCAGGCGGTAGCCACTACAAGGACATGAGCGTACAGCCGTGGACTGTGATGGAGGCGCTGCTTACACGCGAGGAGTTCATCGGCTACCTCAAGGGCAACCTCATTAAGTACGGGATGCGTCAAGGCAAGAAGGACAGCCCAGACGCAGAGAAGTGGTTCCACTACAACATGAAACTCAAGGAGGTGCAGCGTGAGCAAAGCACAATGGAAACAACCAGCGCTTAAACAAGCAGAGAAGAAAGTCGCTGACCGCGAGCAAGCTATCCAAGAGGCGAAATATTGGAAGCAGTGCTACGAGGAGTTGCGCGACAAGAACATCTTTCTCACTGCTGAGCGCGATGAGGCCAAGGCTAAGGTGGATGCGTTGCGCGGTAGGGCAGGAGCCTATGACTTCTTGCGCCGTCAAGGCGTGGTGCTCATGGGCGACGAGCCGCTTCATCTGCAAGGTGAAGACATGGACAAGTACATCGAGCGCCACACGTGGAACAGCCTTGGCTCCAAGACAACAAACCGAGTGCTCCGTCAGATGATGGACGCAGGTGCGTTGGCTAGTGACCCAGCAGGGTTTAGGTCGCGCGGCAAGAGCATAGCGGGTATGGTGTTGGATGAAGCCGCAGACAACCTAGCAACACACATCGACGAGCGCATTAAATTCAAAGCAATAGGGAGATACAACATTGGCAGCAACACCGGAATCCAAAGTAAAGAAGCAGATCAGAAAGATACTGGACACCACACGGACATACTACGCTATGCCGCTTGGTACGGGCTATGGGAGCAGCGGCGTTCCTGATTTCTTGGCTTGCAAGAACGGCCTGTTCATCGGCATCGAAGCGAAGGCAGGCAAGGGCAAGACGACAGCGTTGCAGGAAGACAACCTGCGGCGCATCCAAGAAAGCGGCGGCATATCGCTGGTCATCAATGAATCAAACGTGGCCGACTTGGCCACAGCAATCGAAACACTCGACACTTTAAGGAGCATGCAATGGACGGACGACGAACGATAGGCGAGACAAAAGAAGCGCTGGAATTCATGGAGAAGATCGACAAACTGAGCAAACCACAACGCGACCACCTGCGTGTGGTTGTGAAGGGCATCATCGAGTGCTACCTACAAAACGATTGGCGTGCAGTCATCATTGCTGGCCGAGACGGAGACGACAAGGCTGAGCTTATGACAATCAACTGCACAGAGATGGAGGCAGGCGTACTCGTGTCGAAGCTCGGCATGGCGCTCATGGATTTAAACATGGCCGACGCGCCATCAAAGGAGATGATGAATTGAGCGCCCCATACAAAACACTGCTGACCATCGACTTTGAAACTCGGTGGGACAGCTCGGGCTACACCCTACGTAAGATGACAACAGAGGAGTACATACGTGACCCACAATTCAAAGCCTTCGGAGCCTGCATCCATGAGTACGGCACAGACAAGATCATCCAGTGGTACAGCCATGAGGAGCTCCCGCGCATCCTTTCAACTTACGATTGGAGCAGCACTGCTGTGCTTGCTCACAATGCTCAGTTTGACGTTTCCATTCTTGAGTGGGTTTACGACGTTCATCCTTGCTTTATTTTCGATAGCCTTAGCATGGCACGTGCACGCAACATCTCCGAAGGGCTTCTTGTCGCAGGCAACAGTCTCGCCACCCTTGCAGAAAAGTACGGGCTCCCAGCGAAGGGCAAGGCCGTGCATACCACGGACGGCCTCACGGAACTCACGCCGCAGATTGAGAAAGAACTTGCGGACTACTGCATGCACGACGTGTTCTTGTGTGAAGAAATCTTCAAGCGTCTTGTTGTTGGCTACCCGTCTAAGGAACTCCGCCTTATCGACATGACCTTAAAGATGTTCACGAACCCTGTTCTTGAACTTGACAGCAATATGTTGGTGGATGCGCTCCACTCAGAAAAGGAATCACGTGAAGCCCTACTTAAAAAGCTCGGCGTGGAAGAAGCTGCGCTTGCGTCGAACAAAAACTTCGAGGCGATTCTTAAATCTCTTGGCGTTGTTGCGCCGACTAAGAAAAGCAAAACCACCGGCAAGCAGACTCTTGCGCTTGCAAAGACTGACGCGCACTTCCAAGCAATGCTCAACGGCGAAAATGAAGATGTCGCCCTACTTTGCGAGGCTCGCCTTAAAGTTAAGTCAACGACTGAGCGCACGCGAGCGCAGCGCTTTCTTGACATCTCCCGACGCGGCCCGTTACCTGTACCGCTCTCGTATTACGGCGCTCTCTCGGGGCGATGGACAGCGTCCAAGGGCAGTGCCATCAACATGCAGAACCTCAAGCGAGGTTCGTTCCTTCGTAAAGCAATTATGGCTCCCGCTGGGCACCAGCTCGTGGTGGGCGACCTCTCGCAGATTGAGCCACGAGTGCTTGCGTGGCTGGCGGATTACCACGACATGTTGCGCATCTTCAAAGAAGGGGGTGACCCTTATGCGGCGTTCGGCGCTCAGATGTTCAACATACCCGGACTCAGTAAAGAATCTCACCCAGACCTACGGCAGTCCGCGAAAAGCGCGTTGCTTGGTTGCGGGTATGGCCTTGGTTGGGCATCGTTCTCAGCGCAACTCTTGGTGGGCTTCCTTGGAGCACCGCCTGTACGATACAAAAAAGACTTCGCCAAAGCGCTCGGCGTCACGTCGAAGTACATCGACAGCTTCTTGAACAACGAGGACAACATCAAGAAGATGGAGGAGATACCCCGCGTGTGCACAGACGAGGAGCTGTTGATTCACTGCGTGGCGGCCAAGGCGATCATCGACAAGTACCGTGCCACAGCGTACCCCGTTGTTGCTTTTTGGGACATGTGCGGTGAATTGATTCATCGAAGCCTTTACTTAGGCAACGAATTCAGTTATAAATGTATCACCTTCCGCAAAGAAGAGATTGTCCTACCGAACGGTATGAGCGTGTTCTATAAGAACCTACGCCAAGAAAAGGACGAGAAGGGTAGGCCGCAATGGGTTTATGGCCCCGACGCTACCAAGCTGTACGCAGGCAAGATCACGAACAACGTGGTGCAAGGTACAGCGCGGATTGTGATGACCGATGGGATGCTGCGTGTGAACAAACGCTATCCCGTCAAAGGCACCGTGCACGACGAATTGATTTCGGTTGTGCCAGATGCAGAAGTTGCTGACGCTAAGACTTGGGTCTTGGCGCAGATGACCATGGAGCCAAGCTACATGCAGGGCATCCCTCTGGACGCTGACGGTGGTGCGCACCGTAGGTATGGGTTAGCAAAAAATTAAGGAGAGAGCAATGCAACTACCAAAGAAAATTAAAGTCGGCAAGAAGTGGTACACGGTCACCAAGCGTCTTACGCACAAGATCAACGGCAAGCACGTGTGGGGTGGTATCAACTACGACGAAGCCGACATCCGTATCGGCACACACAACTCGTTGGGTCGCCCACTGCCAGAGAAAGAAATTGACACAACCTTCTGGCACGAGTTGACTCACGCCATTCTCGAAGACATGGGCAGCAAGCTCGAAGCCAACGAGAAGTTTGTCGATGCGTTTTCAACAAGGCTCAGCAATGCAGTCCGATCAGCCCGATTCTGAGCTGGACGACGAAGCGATAAAGATGTTGTTCGAGTATGCGGGTTGGGACTGCTACCAAGATCGTGAAGATCGAGAGTGGTACATAAAGCCTCCCCGTGCGTCATCACCTTATTGCTCGTTCACAACGCTACAAAAAGCGCTGAACTACTTTCTTTTATACAAACGCGTTTGGGAAAAACATGAGTAAGAAACCAGCATGGAGCCACAGCTCCTTAAAAGACTTTGAGGGTTGCGCTCGGCGTTACCACGAGGTCAAGGTCTTGAAGAAGTACCCCTTCCAAGAGACTGAGGCAACACGTTACGGTAACCAAGTGCACGAGAGCTTGGAGCTGTACATCCGCGATGGCAAACCTATCCCTCCTGAGCACGCTCAGTTCAAGGATGTGGCCGACGCCATGATTCAGAAAGAAGGGCGCAAGCTCGCCGAGTATGAGATGGCGTTGGACGTGAACCTGAACCCCTGCGAGTGGAAGTCCCCCGACGTGTGGGTGCGCGGCATCGCTGACATCTTGATCGTGAATGATGACAACCTCACTGCGTGGGTGGGCGACTGGAAGACAGGCAACAACAAGTACCCAGACCGCGATCAGTTGGTGCTCATGTCGATCATGGTATTCGCTCACTTCCCGCACATCCGCAAGGTCAACTCAGCGTTGCTGTTCATCGTCAAGAACGATATAGTCAAGATGCAGATGATGCGTGAGCAAGCAGACGCTGCGTGGTGGAAGTACCGTGAGCGCACAGCGCGGCTTGAAGCCAGCTTTGCCAACAACGTGTGGAACCCCAATCAAACCCCTCTATGCAAATGGTGTCAGGTCACCGGCTGCGAGTTCAACCCCAAGCACTAAGGAGCCATCATGGCAACACGCGACTACAAACAGGAATACAAAGACTTTCACGGCAAGCCAGAGCAGATCGCCAAACGCGCTGAGCGCGTCAAGGCACGACGCATCATGGAGAAAAGCGGTGCCGTGCACAAAGGCGATGGTAAAGATGTTGACCACATCAAACCACTCAAGAGCGGCGGCACGTCAGCGAAGTCGAACCTGCGTGTGCGTAGCGTGAAGGCCAATCGCGGAGACAAGAAGTGAGCACGCATATAGGCGTTACGGCGCAGGAGATCGGTACTGCTATGCCTGCTGGCTCGTGGGTGATGACAACTTCACCCAGCACAATCACACCGCTCAGTATCAACAACACAGCATCGCATCAAGGTGGCCCCTTCGGGGCTTCAACAGCCGCAATCCGCAACCACACCAACAGCATCGAGCTGAAAGAGAACGAGGCGTACAACACCTCACCTCAAACGCTGTGTGACTTGTGGTTAGCGAAGTGGGGTAACGAGTGGGTGGACTTAACAGCCATTCATGACGATAGGTTCTGGCAAGTCGCATGTGAGCGACTTAAACAGCTAGGCCATGTAGAGCAGCATTACTTGACAGACCGCGCAACGTACGTGTGTCGCAAGCCAGCATAAATTTCAACAGGAGAAGCAAATGACTACCAAAAAAATCATACTTAACTCAGCGCAGATAGCTGTCGCTCAGCGGCTCGGTATTAGCCCCGAGGTGTACGCCAAGTCCATGGCAATCGTCTATGAGGAAGAACCGCCAGAGGTGGACGGAAGTAACCCGAACAACGTAGAGCTATACAACACACCGATCGAAACACTGCGCGACTTGTGGCTATCAAAGTTTGGCAGGCAGTGGGTGCATGAAACCATCCTAGATGATGGTGAGACGTGGGAATTAATTCAGTACCGACTGCGTGAGTATCACATGCTCGAAGACGACATGACCTGCGAATGGCGCAAGTTGCGGGAGGAAGTATGAGCGCACTTAACAACGCATGGAACAACGCCGCGCAACAAGCAGCGCAGCACGCATCACATGGGTGGAACGACCCACGGGGTATGTATGGCAACGGATACCAACAAGCGCCGCAGGGTCTGCGGCCGATGTCTCGACCAGCGCCACGGGGGAGCGACATACCTGTACCGTTGTATGACGAGATAGCGCAAGACCCCAACGCACAACGTGTTTGGGAGGAGATGGATGCGGACTCGCAGTGGCGCATGATCGAGCGCTACCAGAAGCAACAGGAGGAGGCACGTATGCAGGCCATCGCTGACGCGTACGACCCCAACAACGACAACGCTTATTCTGTTTCACTATCAACAGCCGTTGATCTGTGGAGGGCCAAGCACGGCGATGCGTGGGTTCGAGCGCATCAAACTTACGCAGAGGACGACATCTACGGCGAGATTCAAGTGCGTCTCACCAACAACAAATGCTTTGAGCAAATGGAAAAGCACAGCCGCATCTGGTTGCGTTTGAAGGAGAACGTGTAATGCCGCCGCTCACCATGAGCGCCATGCGCAAACAAATGATGCCGCAACTCAACCAACTGTTTGCTGCGGAGTACAACAAATATAGGTTTCAGGAAATGTCAAAAAACAAAGATGTACGTGCAACAGAATCAGAGCAAGCCAAACAAATACGAAGCTCAAGCACACAGGTGTTACGCGACATCTGGACAGCAGCATTCAACGGCAGTGTTGCAACCATGGAAGAAGTCGCAAACATAAGCGGCTCAGACCTGTGGTTTGTTGGCTCCGAATTGTTTGAACGTAAAGAGCTGCGCGAAGGCAACCACCAAGAGTTCTCCGAAGAAGTTTACATACTGGCACCCCATGCAAATAGTTGACGACAAAGCGCTTGTACTGCGCACAAGAAACCCTGACAAGTACAGCGTCATCCCCAAGAGCAAGGTGCTCGGCTTCAACGATGGAGCGTACGAAGTCGCCGTGTTCTGGGGCCTAGATGAAGCACGTGTGCTTCGCAACCTTGGGGTCAAGAATGTCCCCTCGCCAATCACGAGACGCTACGACTGGCCGGGCCGTTACAAGCCCATGGGCCACCAAGTAGAGACAGCATCGTTCCTCACGATGTATCGTCGTGCGTTCGTGTTCAATGACCCCGGCACGGGCAAGACGCTCAGCGCATTGTGGGCAGCGGACTACTTGATGAAGCGTGGTGAAGTTCGCCGTGTCTTGATCTTGTGTCCGCTGTCAATCATGCACAGCGCGTGGATGGGCGACATCAACTCAAGCGTGATTCATCGCAGTGCGATCGTGGCCCACCATACGCAAGCTGCGCGGCGCATCGAGATGATTCAGCAGGACTACGAGTTGGTCATCACCAACTACGACGGCTTGAACTTGATTGCCAGCGAGATCATTCGTGATGGCCGTTTTGATCTGGTCATCGTGGACGAAGCGAACGCATACAAGAACCCATCAACAAATCGTTGGAAGGCGCTCAATTCAATTCTGACGCCTGAGACGTACTTGTGGATGATGACGGGTACACCTGCATCGCAGTCTCCAGTGGATGCGTACGGCTTGGCCAAGTTGGTGAACCCAACAGGCGTGCCCAAGTTCTTTACTGCGTGGCGCGACAAGGTGATGAACAAGATCACGATGTTCAAGTGGGCAGCGAAGCCCGACGCTACGACGACTGTCTTCGCCGCGCTACAACCCGCTATTAGGTTTTCTAAGTCGCAGTGCTTGGACTTGCCGCCCGTCATCACCGTGACGCGTGAGGTGCCTATGACACCGCAGCAGAACAAATACTACAAGCTGTTGAAAGAACAGTTGCTGGTGTCTGCCGCAGGCGAGACGATCACAGCGGTGAACGCTGGTGTTGCTGTAAACAAGTTGCTACAAATCTCTTGTGGCGCTGCGTACACAGATGACAAAGAAGTTGTTGAGTTCGACGCTGGCCCACGACTGGCTGTGCTTGAGGAAATCTTGGAGGAGACGAGCCGCAAGGTCATCATCTTCGCTATGTTCCGCAGCAGTATCGACACCATCGTGAACTACCTGACGAAGAAGGGCTACGGCGTAGATCAGATTCACGGTGACGTGAGCGCCAGCAAGCGTGGGCGCATCATCAATGACTTCCAAACAACGCCAACCATTCGTGTATTGGTCATGCAGCCACAAGCTACTGCGCACGGCATCACGCTGACAGCAGCAGACACAGTTGTGTTCTTTGGCCCACTCATGAGCGTCGAGCAGTACATCCAGTGCATAGCACGAGCCGACCGTAAAGGTCAAGACTCAGACAAAGTAACTGTGCACCACATCGAGTCAAGCCCTATCGAAAAGAAGTTGTTCAAAGCTATGAGTACCAAAGTGAACGACAACGGATTGCTTGTAGGCTTATTCGATAGCGAAGTAAAAAATATTTAAAGGAGGTAGTTGTCAAACGAAAAATTCGTGTACCATTGTCAAACACTAGACACATAACAGGAGAAGCAAATGACCGCTCTAGATGACGAGGACGTAGCGCCTCAACAAGAAACTGCCGACGACGACGACATGTCGGTAATCCCCATGGACAAGCTGGCTAACGTGTATCGCAAGATGCAAGCGAAGATTCAGCAGTTGACCACCGAGTACGAAACTCAGGTCGAGAACATCAAGGCACAGCAAGAGGCTGTGAAGAACGCTCTCAAAGACCAGATGCTAGTGCTAGGCGTGTCTTCCGTCCGCACAGACAAAGGAACTGTGGTGCTCAGCACCAAGACTCGTTACAACACAACTGACTGGGATTCGTTCAAGTCGTTCGTGATGGAGAACGATGCTCTTGACTTGTTTGAGAAGCGTATCGCGCAGACCAACATGAAGCAGTTCCTTGACGAGCATCCAGGTGTCGTACCGCCCGGACTTAACTCGATGACAGAGTACGCAATCTCAGTAAGGAAACCAACCAAATGACGAAGAAAAAAGAAGACGTGCAGCTTAACGAAGCGCTCACGCAACTGCCTGTGGAGACACAAACCAGCGCTGGACTTGAAGTCGCGAACCAAGCGAACGACAGTTGGGTTCGTTCAAACGCACTTGAGCAAGCCATCACGTTCCATAAAAACAACGGCGGCATGTATCAAGCCAACCACATCACCACCACAGCGCAGGCATTTTTAGATTTCATCAAAGGAGAAACCAAATGAGCAACGTAGCTTTATTCAACGGCGCAGCCGTCCCCGCATTTGCCAAGAAGGCAGAACTGTCCGCAATCGCTAAGGCCCTGTCGGGTGGTGGCGTTGGTGGTGGCAAGCGTATCTCCATCAAAGGCGGCGTGTTCCGTCTGGTGGACTCTGGCAAAGAAGTTGCTGCAATCGAAGAACGCTACCTCGACGTGGTGATCGTGAACGCAGCACCTAAAGTCAGCCGCGTGTTCTACGCAAAGACATACGACGCCAACGCAGTGGCCGCACCTGACTGCTGGTCGCCCGATGGTGAGAAGCCTAGCGCTGACTCCGAGAACAAGCAAGCCACCAACTGTGCCGAGTGCCCCAAGAACATTGCTGGTTCTGGCCAAGGTAACAGCCGCGCTTGCCGCTACCAGCAACGTCTTGCTGTAGTGTTGGCCAACGACGTGGACGGCGACGTGTTGCAGTTGGCATTGCCAGCAACATCTGTCTTCGGCAAGGCAGTCGGCGACGATCGCCCCTTGCAAGAGTACGCACGCTACTTGGCCGCACAGACCATCAACCCTGAGACTGTCGTGACTCGCATGAAGTTCGACACCAAGTCTGAGAGCCCCAAGTTGTTCTTCAAGCCTATGCGCTGGTTGAGCGACGACGAGTACGAGTCAGTTGAGAAGCAAGCCAAGTCTGACGACGCCATCAAAGCGATCACCATGACCGTGGCCAAGATGGACAACGCAGCAACCGCTGCACCAGCACCATTGGGCGGCACTCCTCCTAAAGCAGCCAAGGCGGCACCAGCACCAGAAGCTGAGGACGACGAGCCACCAGCACCAGCACCGAAGGCTAAGAAGCCCAAAGCCGCCGCAGCCCCTGCGGAGGACGAAGGCGAAGAGCCAGTCGTGCGCAAGGAAGAGGCCAAGCCAACGGCTGTTCCGAGCAAGAAGTCCACATTGGCCGCAGCCGTGACCGATTGGGACGACGAGTAAGCAGAGTGTAGGCCCCCTGCGTTTCCCTTAACCCGGAGCTACAGACCCTCGCAGGGGGTCAACCATTTTTAAATCAACAGGAGAAAGCAATGAAAAAAATCGTAATCACTACCGCCATCATCGCAGCAGCGCTGCTCACAGCATGCGGCCCACAGAACGTTGACCAAGTAATGAAGGAGGGCGGCAAAGTCAGCAAAGACATGGCCTTCTCGTTCCAGACTGTCGAGGAGCAACGTGCGCAGGGTCGTGCAAACGCTGGCGCATCCGCCGCTGAATACCAACGTCAGAACCCACGCATCCAAGGCTGGGAGACAATCACCAAGGCAGACACTACTCACTCCTCTACTTGCCCTCAAGGCGATGGTTGGGCTGAGGTCGTGTTCATGCGTTCTGAGCGTGCCGAAGGCAAGACCCAGAACCTGCAAATCGAGAAAGCCACTGTCATGTGCAGCACGGTTTCTTCGACGCAAGGTTGTGTGATGGTGAACCCAACGGACAACTGGTCTAAGCATCCAGCCAAGGCTCAAGACGGTCAGTGCGCTTCCACACGTGAAGTGCCGTTCCCATTGCCAAAGGCAGTAGGCGCTAAATGACTGCCGTGGGTATCTTCGCAGGACGTGGAGATGTTCTCGTTGCTATGGGGCTCGCGCTGATTATCGGCATCTGGGTGGGATGGCAAGCGAGACGCATCATCGAATGGGTGCGTTCTAGGACAACTAAATAAGGAGAGGGGCTTCGGCCCCTTCAACATGGCTTACTCACAACAAATCAAAGACACGGTCAAGAAAGCACCGAAGACGTTGGGCAACCAACTCGGGCGCTGGGCTGTGCACTTCGACATTCCTGTGGCGCTGATTGCTCAGGCTACTGGCGCATCGCGTCAGACCGCCTACAACTGGTTCGCAGGTGGCGAGGTATTCGTGGCCTACCGCCCAGCGGTGGAGAACCTATTGAAGATCATGGGCGCATGCGGCTCATCAACAGAAGCACGGAGAAAAATATGCAAACAATTCGACCTGAACACCTGACCGACGAAGAAGTGCTGCGTCAGGTGTACCTGATGGGCAACGAGATGCTTCCCAAAGAATGGGTCGAAGAACTTTGCAAACGCTTGGCGCAACAGCTCGACAAAGAGCCAGAGGAAACCGAGGCGTACGAGAACGGCTACGAAGACGGTTATGCCGCTGGGGTAGAGTTTTCCGAAGACCAGATGGAAGACGAGAGCTACCAAAAAGGCTACGCCGCTGGTGTAGCTGCTGCCAACCAATAACTGAGGGTTACTATGCAACCGCTTGACTTCCTAGCGGTGGTTCTGCCGACCCTTGAAAATGGGTATTACTGCGCGGCTGAATTCACGACAAAAAGAAAAGAGCACGTCTACGTCCAAAGCATCCAAGAGCTGAGCGACGTGGCCGAACGCTTCGTAGAGGAGAAAAGCGACGCGTTCTATGCGCTGTCTGCTTTCGAGGTATCGGGTAGCCGCACGGCGTCGAACGCTCGCGTCATCAAGTCTTTGTTCATGGACATCGACTGTGCCGAAGACGGCCCCAAGACATACGGCTCGAAGAAGGAAGGCGCCAACGCGCTGGCCGACTTCCTAGAGAACACAGGGCTAGGCTCACTGGGTGAGCCTTACATCATCAATTCTGGTGGTGGTATGCACATCTACTGGCCGCTGAGCCAGACCATCGACATCGACACTTGGAAACCTGTTGCTGAGAACTTGAAGCGTCTGGCCAAACAGGAAGGCTTGAAGATCGACATGACCGTGACGGCTGACGCCGCCCGTGTTCTGCGCGTGCCCGGCACCAAGAACTTCAAACCCAAGTACCCCACGCCGCGCCCCGTGCGCATGGTGGTGGAGGGCGACATATTCGAGTTCGATGTGCTCGCCGCCAAGATCAACGAGAAACTTGTTGGTCCAAGCTACGCAGCGTCAGCGGCTAAGTTCGATGCACTGCCCGGCCAGAAGCCCAACAAGGCCCCCAGTAAGTCTGGCGTCAAG